ATGAACACGTCTCGCCACCCTTCCGTGGGCGAGCTTGAGGCTCTCGCATCTCCCTCTGCGACCTCAGCAGAGACGAGGCGCTTGGCCGAACACCTCTTTGGATGTCCAAGCTGCTGGAACAAAGCCACCCAAACCCTCCTCCTCCTAGAGAGGGCGTGCTCGCGCGGATTCGAGGATCGGTCGCTGGCGGCACAGGTGGAGCGCGATCCATCGTTGTCGGCGCTTGTAGCCCGTTTTCGGATTGAAAGGAAGGCGCTTGTGGAGCGCCTGGTTGCGCAGGCGGTGCTGGGCAACATCAAGCCGCTCAAGCAAAAAGCTAGGAGAGAAGCTCTTTCCCGCCAACGGGTTGAAAAGACGCGAGCCTTGGTGGACGAGCTTCTTGCTGAAGCACGTCGATCACTCCCCCTTGAGGCTGAGGAGTGGTCCAGCCTTGCGCTTTTGGTCGCCGAGCAGCTCGGCCCCAATGAGTACGCCGAGACGGTCCGCGCTGACGCGAAAGGGGAGTGCTGCGTTGAACTCGCCAGCGCCAGGAGGAGGTCGGCGAGATGGAAGGCGGCGGGGCAGGCGATAGCAGAGGGAAGGAGATTCGCGGCGAGCGGATCGGGTTCTCCTGCGGTCGAGGGTATGTTCCTGGCAGTAGAAGGGGCGATTGAGGATGACCTGGGGAATTTAGCGGTAGCTGACGAGAAGCTTCAATCGGCGAGAGCCTGTTTCGAGGCAGCCGACGAACGGTACCTCTTAACGCGGACACTGATTCAGCTCGGCTATATTTGGATGGATGCCGATCCAAGCAAGAGCCTTTCCTACATTCGAGCCGTCGAACCCCTAATCGGTCCAGACGAGAAGCGGCTTCAAATACTGGCCGGAAGCACGAGAATAGATTGCCTTATTACGCTTGGGCAGGTTGCGGAAGCACTGCGTCTGTACATGGAGTTGAGCGAGATTTGGGATCAATTCTCAGACCCATTCTTCCAGTTGAGGCGGCGGTTCATGGCGGGGCGACTACTGGAGGGCGAGGGTCGGCTGGAGGAGGCGGACGCGGTATTCAGAGAGGTGATTGCTGTAGATTTGGAGCAGCGATCTGCCAAGGCTCTCTATCTCGACCTGATATATGTGTTCGGTTCATACATTCGTAGAGGTGACTTTGCCAGCGCGTGTCAAATTTGCGATGAAGCCTTGTCTCAGCTTGAATACCTGGAGCTGGACGATTCTTCCGAGCGACAAATGCGTGAATTGTGGACGGGGTTGAGAAGTCGCGCAGGAGAGCAAGTTGTAGGCGAGGCGCTTCTTATCCGGTCTCGGCGCTTTATTCGCAACCAGTGGCGGACTCAGGCAGCGGACCCTCTTGCGACCAAAGAGTCCGCTGTCTGAGCTATCTCCCTCCGCTCTTTAGCGGTGCAACGCCGCGTTGTTGACCATAGGCGACCGCGCCACCAGGGCGCCGCAGGCGATGGCCGGCATGGGAACCTCCAGCGCTTCGGCGAGGTGCGCCAGGGTCACCAGCACGTCGCCGAGCCCCTGGGCCAGCAGGTGGCGCTCGAAGGTCCCGAGCGGCCGATCCTGACTCGCGGCGTCGGCCAAGGTCCCGGCGGCCTTCCCGGCGCCCGCGACGAGCGCGATGGCGAGCGAGCCGAGGGATGGCTCGTGGTCAAGGACGCTATCCGTGCCCGAGTAGTGCGCGATGGCGGCCTCGAAGTCCTTCAGCGTCATGTGCTCGCCGTGCTGTCCGTTCCAGCGGTCGATCGCGGCGGTAAGGATCGCATCGCCCAGGCGCCCGGCGCCGAGGTTGACGCTGGCGAGGCTGGCGCCGTCCGCGGTCTCGACCGAGGTGAGGTGGCCCAGGTAGTTGCGATTGGCTTTGAGGTCGGTGCTGACGATGGCGAAGCTCGACATAGGTTCTAGTCCTCCCGATTCTTGTTTTGCTCTCTCATCCATGCAATGAGTCGAGCGTTGTCAATGAATACCTTGCGCCCAACGCGGACGATTGCGGTATCGAATCCGTTTCCTTTGACTACGACCAGCTTGCCTTGAACCGAAGCCTTCCGGTCCTTGGCGTTGAAGATCCACTTCCTGAGCGTCTTTGGCTTGATGCCAGGGTGAAGCTGGCTAACGGTGTCAACCGTCAGCATGATCGTTTCCTGCTCAGAGGTCGTCGAGGAATCCCGGCTCAATGTCCAGTCCCTCATCGTGATAGACCGCGCGAAGATTTCCCATCTCCTGGCGGAGGATTGAAAGGGACTCGGCGGCGCGGCAAAGCTCGGCGAAGATCGACTTCCCTCTGAGGTCAAACTGCTGCGTCTTTTCGCCGGATCGATACTCGCCTCTCCCGCCGCCGAGATCGACCAGCGTTCGATCTCCCCATGAATGAATCACTGTCTCTCTCATGCCGCCTTCTCTTCCTCCTTCTTCGCGACCACCCAGACGATCGCCTGCCGCCCACTTCGGGTAAGGCGTCGATGTCCAGAGTCGTCCAGTTTCCCATCCGACCACAACTCGTTAATACGAGGAGAGATGGTCTGGTGCCGACCGCCCATCAAGTCCTCGACTTCATCGCACGTAAGACCTTCAGGGAAGAGGGTGATCGTTTCCATCACCCGGTCCCGAAGGGTCCCTGCCGAGATCGACCGCCGCGCGCTGAGACTGGTTCCCCTCATTCTCCGCCTCCTCCCTTAAGAATCCGCACCGTCCGCAGTAGACGATGCTAGGTTTATGTTCCTTGCACGGCACAGTGACGTCCGGCAACCAAGCTGAATTTCTTCTCTTGACTCTGACCATATGCGCCGCGTAGCTCGCCGCCTCAAGCTCTTCCTTCTCTGAATAGCGGGCGAACTCTAGCCACTCCTTGTAATAGGCTCGTTCATCCTTATCCCAGGAGCGCCACTCCGATTGCAGCTCGTCCTTCGTGTAGCGCGCCGGGCACGTCAGGTCGATCTTCACCAGCCATCGGCCGCTCACGTATTGCGCGAGCCCGTAGTACAAGGCGTCGAGCTGGTCGCCGTCGAGCCTCTCGCCCGGACACTCTGCCGCTAACGCGTTACTGAGAGATCCGCACGTCTCGCAGAATTCGACGCCGTTGATACACGCCGCGCACCCCAGGCACTCAGGGTCGCACTTCGCCAGCTTGTGTTCCACTTAAACCGGGACCTCTTCTTCGTCATCATCGTCTGGTCCGTCAGCGTACGGCGTCCTCACGTAACCGCCGCTCATGTGCGGCGCAGCGTCCGCAGGGTCATCAATAACAACCCAAGACCGAACGACAGGATCGAACCGCACCTTCATCACGCGGTCTTCGATCTCTCTGCCCGTGGCGCTCAACTCTCCGTCTTGCGTTCCCCGCTTGCGCGAGAGATGCAGCACCGTGTCAGCAACTCCGAAGAGCGCTCGACTCCCCGACATCTTGTCGAACGGATCACTCGACAGGCTTTTGTTGTCGTGGTGAAGCGCCACACCGGCAACTCCGTTGACACTGAAGATCTGCTGAAGCCACGAATAGATCTCGTACTCCACCTCATAGGCGTTTCCGCCTTGCGGCTTCTTGCCGATCACCTTGTTGAGAACGTCGATCACTACCAGCTTGATAGCTGGGCGCAACTTGAGAAGGCGATCAAGCTTGTCGAAGCCTCCCTTGTCGTGACGCTCCCACTCGTGCGCAAACTTAATACCGTGGCGCGGCATCCCCGGAATTGCCTTGAGTCGCGATTGCGTCTTTCTGTCGGGCTGCTCCAGGTCAAGGTAAAGAACCTCGGCCTGACTCGCTCGAAACTTCCCCAGCACCGATCCTCCGCAAGCGACTGCCGCCGACAGATTGAATGATGCCCAGCTCTTTCCAATCTTCGGCGAGGAGTACAAAACCGTAAGCCCTTCAGCGATCAATCCTGGTACTAACCAGTTAATGGCCGGATAGTTTGCGTCCAAGATCGTGGAGACATCCGTGATTCCGAAGTCTTCGTCGGAAATCATTCCGCCGATCTCGGTCTCCACCTCCGCCGCTTGCTCGTCTGACTTCTCCGGGTTAGGGTCGTACCTTCTCCAGGCTGACTGGAGGCAGACAATCGCCTCGCCCTTGTCGAGCGGCGGAGTGCATCTAGCCGCCAAGTCCAGCACCAGCGACCTGGCCTCCTCGAAATTGAGGCCGACTCCTCTAAGGCGGCTCGCATACCGGAAGACCTCCCGGTTGCGCGCCCCCTCCTGCACTCCCGTGACGAAGATGCTTGATGCGTTGCCGGAGCCTGCGAGATTCGGCGCCTCAGCGCTGACTCCGGCCTCTACTTGGCGATGCAGCTCGGCGAGTAACCATTCCGGCGCCTCACAAATGTTGAGGTTCTGCGTCGCCTTGTCTCGCGGCGGCGTGTCCCATTCGTAAATCACCCCGGTGGGGTGAACTGAGGGCGGCAGAACAACATAACCATTCTTGCCCTTAACGTCGCCGACCTCAAAGACCCGGCGTTGCGCACCGAAGAAGTCTCCGTCTGGATTAGTAAACCAGAAGTGGTGACCTCTCGCCGTCAGGGCGTGCGCAGTAGCGGGAACGTCGAAGTCCATTGCCCGCAAGCGATGAAGAGCATCCTCGGTGTCGAGATCAAGAACGAGATATCCCGGAGGAATCGGACAGCCGATCCCGGCGTCCGGAGTTTGCGTCCACCAGTGGCGAATCCTGTCTTCGTCAGTGGTCGCGCTCTTGAATCCGTTGTGCGTCAGCGGGCGCTTAGTCCGCGGCACCAGCGGAAAGATGGGCCAGCCTAGCTTTGTTGCATAGGACAACGCGTATCGCAACGCCTCACTCAAACCGCTACCTCCGACTCGAATTCTTGTCTGGTCATGGCGCGCCCAGCGGTAGCCGACCAGATCATTCCCGTTGGTAGCTCGGTCCCGTGCGCGAGCCCCGCGGCCGAAGCCTGCGGCCTCGGCGCATTCGATGACTCCCCACCCTGGCGGGAGACGGCGGCGAATACATAGGCGTGCCCCTTGTCGAGATGTCCCGAGTCCCCGAGCGATCGAATCAAGACTGCGAGTCGATCGCAATCACCCATCGTTTTAATCCAGCGCGCAATCACCTGGGGCTTAGGCGGGGCTTGCTGGTAGTCGGCAAAGATCAGCTCGATTGTTCTCACGGCTTCTTGTTGAGCCGACCTCCTCTTCTCGGGCTTGCCGCGAAGAATGGAAAGAACAAGGTCGGCCTCAACGACAGCATCGCGCCCTCGGTGACCGGCGGACATTGCTGCCGCAGCAAGAAGCAGCCTCTCGGGCTGAATCTTTTGTTCTCCGCTCTCGCTTGACGGGAGCGCAATGCTGTCGAAGAGACCTTGACTCATTCTACCGGCTCACCTTCCGGCGCCGCGTCCAGGCGCGATACTCCTGGCGATCAGCGAAGACTCGAAACCCGAGCCCCTGCCGGTAGCGAAACGTGATGACCACCTCTCCCGACTTCGTTGTCTTCACTCTCATTCCCTGCACTCTCCTTTCCTGAAGCCGGGCTGATTCTTAGAACGGAATGTCGTCATCGTCGGGCAACGGGTCGAAGCCGCCGCCGGACGGAGCCGCCGAGGGAGTCGCCGCGGTACCCTGGTCGTCCTTCTTCTTGCGCTGGGCGATCGGAACGTAGTCCTCGGGCTGCATCGGATTCTTGGCCTTGATGATGCCGGCCACCCGCGCCCGCATGTTGTTGTCCTGCCCCTTCTTGTGGATCACGTTCACGCGGCATGACTTGCCGGCCAAGAGAGCCGCCAGCTCCTTCGGCGCGCCGTACTTCGCCAGCTCGTCCTCGGTGAAGGGCTTGCCCCGCCACGCTTCGAGCAGCTCGCGGATCTTCGAGGGCTTCTCCTTCGAGCCCCACGCCCAGGTGAAGTACAGCCGGATCTCTTTGCGCTTGCCCTTGTACTGACCCTCCTCCTCGTTCCGCTCGTCCAACTGGAAGACCAGGATTCCCTGACGACGCATCTTGCCGGGCTTATAGATGTTCGGCTTCTCGCCGTCGTACTTCAGCTCGGCGATCACGGCGTCATGGACATCGATGCTCGGCAGCTCGTAGCCACCAGTGGATTCGGACATTGAGGGAACGTCATCGAACTCTTCGTACATGCTCTAGGATCTCTCCTTGCGGTTTATCGCGTTAATTGTTGCTGGTATTTGCGGCTTCCCACTCCTGGTGCTGAGTGCAGAAAGGCGCTGCATTGCAGTAGTCGATGCATCTAATGGGAGTCCCCTCCCGCTTTTCGATGTAATGGTCTCCTTTCTTTTCGTCGCCAAGTGATTCGAGGAATTCCTTCGCCGCCTCGAAAGTGTCGCTCACGCTCCCCGACAGAGCGCGCTTGCCTCCCTTCTTCTTGATGGCCCAGGTCGTGCCGTAAAGCCAGCGATCCTTGTCCGTGCAGAACGGAAGGCTTCCCGTCCTCTGGCGCTCCGCATCCTGGTGCATTTGGAGTCTTTCGAGGATGTATTCCTCCGTCCGCTCGGGGCTCCACATCTCAATCGGAAAGCGGATGATCTGCTTGTCCGGATAGTTGTCGCCAGTGAGTCGGGCCTTCCGCATGTCGCCCTTCTTCCAATCTCGGAAGATCGGAATGATCGTGAGATCCCGAGGGTCGATCCCGTTCTCCCGAGCGAGGTGTGCGTAGACGTTCAACTGGCTTGCCCACTCCTCCTTGCCGCCGCGGATGACAGACCAAACGGAGGTGAATTTGTAGTCGTTGATTCCCCACCGCTCGCTCGCGTCGGATCGCAGGAGGTCCATCTGGCCCGAGATCACCCAGCCTTGCCGCTCCATGTAGAAGCGCCGCTCGATAATCAGTCCGTCCTCTGGCGCGAGAAAGCGCTTCACGGCTCCCTCGATTTGTGCCAGCTTCGTCCGCGGGCCGCCCTCGCTCGATCCCAGAACGGCGGCTATTCTTTCGATCACCTCGCCCGCGTGGCGCTTGCCGGCCGCTCTCTCAAGAATGGCGTGTCCTACTTGCCCCACAAGCGACCAGATGCGATCGGTCACGTCTTCCGTAATGAACTCGTCATACCGCCTCCGAAGCTGACGGATTCGGGGAGGAGCGATCAGCGTGGTAGTGGAGATGTCCGCCTTCCCGTGTGTGTACGGATCGCGCTCCACAGCCTGCACCACCGGCCCAGGCATCCCGTATTTGTTGGTAAGGGTTGCCACTAGGCCGCCGCCTTCATGGGCTCGGCGAGCCATGATCTAATCGGCACACCGAAAGCATCCTCTAGACCAACGGCCATGGGAAGGTCCGGCTCCTGTCCCTTCCGCAACACCCGGAACAACTTGCTTTTGTCTGTTTTGATCTTCCGGGCAACTCTCTCCAGGCTCCATCCGCGCGCCTCCATCCAATACTCGACTTGCTCCCGCGGCCCCATGCTTCCTACGGCAACTTCATTCATATAGGCTAACCATTCCTCCATGGTTGGTGTCTATAGTGACTACACCGAATCCGCCGAGTCGGCCGAACAAGTTGTTCGATGGGCGTATTGTGCCCGGGAGGCGGAGCATGGTCAACGGGAATGGGTCAGAAATGAAACGGTTTTTGGGCGGTCTGCGGGATGGATAATTTGTAGCCGGGAGGAGATGATTTTGCCGTGACGGGATTGCGAGACGAGGAGCTTCAAGGCGGGTTTATTAGCGGGTTTGACTGCGGGGAAAGACAAGGCAAGGGGAGGAGCTCCTCCCCTTAACCAGTTAACGAAGCTACTCGGCGCCGCGGGGCTGGCACACAGGCAGCGGTGCCGGCCGTTCCTTGACGACGATCATCACGATGTCGGTTGAGTAGGTCATCTCGAAGGAGAAGTCGTCCTGGCAGATGACCGGCCCGCCGGGCGAAGGGAAGCAGCCCAGGTTCGGGAAGATGCGGTCCGTCTTCGCAACCGCGGGGATGACGTGCTCCACCAGGAAGCGGCTCTCCAGCTTCGTGAGCGCCTGCGGAAGCTCGTAGGCGTAGGCGTAGAACACCTGCCTTCCGCCGGGCTCGTATCCCCACGCCCCGGGGTAATAGCCGGAGGCGAGCGACGGCGCGGCGGAGAGAATCAGAAGGGCGGCGAGGGCGAGGGTGCTAAGCGTCTTTCTCAATATCGGGATCTCCTTTTGTTAATCGACCAGCGCCCGAATGACGCGACCGAAGGGTGCGGTTCTCGTTTTGTCGTTTGTAATCCAGACGACGGGATACTCCGGCTGCTCGGGGAAGGCGTCAGGCGCTCCCCACAGATCGGTGAGATAGATGACGGCGGTAGGGTTGAGCCCTAGCTTCTCAATAGAGTTGAACACCGGAAAGAAGAGCGTCCCGCCCCCTCCCTTGGCGTGGCCTAGAACGATGGGAACGTCGTGCGCCGTCAGCTCCTCGGTGGATTTCACCTCGGCGTCGCAGTAGAAGACGTGCATGACGGTCTCCGGGAAAGCCTCCAGGATCTCCTCGCAAACTCCCGCGAATTCCTGCAAGGTCTTTTTGGTCACTGATCCGGAGGTGTCGAACCCTACGCCAATGTCCCCCAGGCTTTGACCGTGCATCGTTGGCAGGTAGAAGGCCGGAAGAAATCGGCGGCTCGGCCGGAGCCAAGTCTGGTCCGTCTTCAGGGCGCTCGAAACCAGGAGGTCCGCCAGCTCGCGATGCCACTCCCGTTGACGCTTCAGGGCCTCGACAACCCGATCGGCGGTCGCGCTCCCTTCGCCCGCGCCGTTGGCGTCCTCCACCGCCTTGGCCTGCTGGACGCGAACCCGTAGGTCGGCCTCGGCCTCCCGGAGATCGGCCTCAGAAAGGGGCATTCCGTCCTCGTCTGTGGCGTCCAGCACGGCGCCGAGCGGGTCTTCCTTCGGGAGCCCCGTGATCCCGCCGCCGGCCGTCCGCACGGCGCTCTTCATGAGCCTTTCGTAAACCTGCTCGGAGGACATCCCCTCGTAAGACTTGTCGAGCAGGCACCCATCGGGAAGCGCGAAGCCCTCCCGCTTGAGCATCAGGTTAATGACATAGTCGCAAGCGATGTTCCAGGCAAGCCCGTGGCGCTCCCCCCGGCGCAAGTGGTGGGCGAGCGCGACGTGAAGAACCTCGTGGGCGAGGACGGCGTTGGCTTCGTCCTGGCGGAGCCCGGCAAACTTGTCAGGCTGGTAGAACATGTTCTTGCCGTCTACCGCGGCGACATATTGAAGACTCTCGGCTTCGACATAGCGCAAGCCGAGAGCGAGCGTCGCAAAGAACGGCTTATGCATCACAAGGAAGGTGCGGGCCTTCCGCAGTCGGTCCTCCGCAGTCTGGTTGCTCAAGGTTGCCTCCTCCCGTAGCCGCTCATCTTTTTCAAGGCCCGCGCAGCTACATCCTGCGCCGCGGTCGCCGCCGCCTTCCGCTCTCCTTCATCGTTGCGCAGCGTCTCGGGATCGAGCCCCGCGATGCTTCGCTTCAGCTCCTCCGCGAGAGTAGACAGCTCGCCGTCCTCCGCCACGTTCATCTCGTCCATGATGTCGGCGAGGTCGGCGACGTTGCTCACCAGCGTGTTCTTGAACTTGCCCTCCGGGTTTGCCAGCGTCTTCGCCATGTGAGCGACCGTTTCGTGAACGCGTCGCCACATCTCCACGTTGGCTTCGACCATGGCCTCCTGCGCTCGGCGGTGAATGTCCTCGCGGAGCCGGGCAAGCTCTGCCTCCGGAAGCTTTACCCTGAAATCGGGAGCGTCCGGAATCGGATCGATACCGTAGTCAAAGGAATGTTTCGCGAGAATGTCCTCCTTCGATGGGTACTCGCTTGCATCGAACATTGTCCCGAGAGTCACTCTCGCCTGCGAAACATAGCCGTCAAAGTTGCGAGACAGATCAGCGGCGAGGCGCAGAAACTCGGTGCGAAACTTGTCCATCTCGGCGACATACTTGAGGTGCGCCTTTGCTGTCAAGATTCTCTGGCCGTTGTCGAGCCATGGAAGCGTGTGCTCATAGTGATACGTCCGGGCCTCGCCCCCCACCTTCGTTAGTTCCTTCAAAGCGGAGCGAGCGATCAAGCACTTCTGGTACACACCCGCGGCGGTGCGGTCGGCACCCTTTCTCAGAGCGATCTCTTCCGTAACACCCCGATCAACCTTGACGGGGCTCCACTTCTTGATAGTCAACCGCGCCAGCATGGCGCGCTCTGCTAATGGATGCGACTGCGATGCCATGGTTTTATACCCTTTCTTCCTTGTCGATTAGTTGCTGAGCGTGACTCGCCACCGAGCGTGCATGAAAGGCGGCATCCTCGAAACTACCGGCCGCGAGGTGGAGCTTTACCAGCCTCGCGGCCACGTCAATGCACATCCGCAGGTAGCGCGGATCGCTTCTGTCTAACGCCTTCACGCGGCGGCTCTCCGCAGGCCCAGGTCCGACGTGGCCCAGCGCACGTACGCTCGGGTTTCGATCACGTCCGGGTTGAGCCGTTCCATGAACTTTGCCAGCACGACCTGAAACTCAACGGCCAGCCGCTCCGCGTAGGTCACAACCTTGTCCATGGTGTCGATGCGTACGTCCATCGCGAGCATGCCGCACAGGGCGTAAAGCGTTTGAGCCTCCTCCGGAACGCGAGCGCGCTTCGGGTTGCGAAGGATTTCATCGAAGTCCGGCAGGTTGTGAAACACCCGCAGGAATCCGTCATACTCCGCCGCCGGTCCCTCGCCTACCGCGCCGGTCATGGCTTCGAGAAGGATGTGGCGCGGCAAGTCTTCGAGAGCGGCTTGCAGCTCCGCCACGCTCTCCCATCCGCGAGGGGAAGGGCTCTGCCGGAGATCGGGGTTAGGATCGGGCTTTGACAGCAGCTCGGGGCGGTAGAGGAGGAAGGCGATAAGGGTTTGAGTGATCCCCCTTGCCATCGCCCACTCCGCCCATTCATCATGGTCCACGTCAAGCTCCACGATGGTGACGAATCGAGATTTCACGGGCTCCAAGAATCCCGAGACGCCGGCCCGGTCTTGCCGCCGGTTCGTGCAGGCCACGATGCTGACGGTATCGGAAAGCTTTTGACCGTTGAGCGTTCGGCTCCCCTTGTGAATCCACTGCATGAGCGCCGCCTGCACACTCAAGGGAGCCTGACCGAGGTCATCGATGAGCCATATCGTGGGCTCTTTCGTTTCGATCAGAGTCCGAATATCCCCGTAGGGAATCCACTCGGCCAGCGAGACTCCGTTCTCTCGGGAAATCGACGGCATCCCCTTGTAGTCGATCGATTCCGAAATGACCGGATGCGAAACGACCAGACGGTAGCCGATCTCACTGGAGAGACCCTCTACCAGCATGGTTTTCCCGACACCCGGGGGGCCTTGGATCAGAACCGGCAGGCGCCGAGGCACCAGGGCGGAGAGTAGTTTTCGAATATCTGAAGGCTTCACGTCTTCCCCTTTCTCCTGGTAACCGGTTAGGCTGCTCTCAACTGCTTCGCCAGACTCGGGAGCGCCAAAGACTCGCGCCGCTGGCGCTCGGCCGGAGTCTGGTAGTTATCCCAAAACTCGACCGCCTCTCTCAGGCTGTCGAATCGGATCGAAGAGCGGTGCCGGGGGTTGCGCTCCGGGTCGTAGGCGATCCATTCGAGGCGATCGATCGCGAGGCATCCTTCGATCACCAGCAGGTGCGGGTAGGGCTCAACAACGTACGGCGTTCCCTCGACTGTGAATCCGAACACTTTTGGGATCAGCTTTGCCATGGTGCTTAGCTCCTTTCCTGACCCTGCGCGGGAACCGCCAGGAGGATGTAGTTGCGTCCGTTGAAATTGATCGTCTCGAAGTCTTCGTCGTCGCCGAGCAATTCGAGAAGGTGTGAATACTCCTCGTCATCGAACGTGCTCGCCGGGTTGAACGTCTGCCATCCCGCGCCCGTGGAGTCCACTTCGATCAGGTAGATCAAGATACGAGCGCCGAGGATTTCGACTTGCGCCTGAAGCAGCGCGCCAGGATCGGGAGCGCCGATAGGGCGGAAGAGATCACTTACTCCAGGGTTGAGGAGGAGGGACAAAGGCGTCGGCACTTCGTGCGCCAGCGAGGTCAGCATTCTGTTTCTCCTTCGTGTCACAGGTTGTGAAAGTCAACGCGAGGAACACCCAGAAAAGAAGGAGGCATGCCACCCCAGGCGGCACGCCCCTCAAGTCGTTTCGATCAGCTTGCGAGAGGAGCGGCAGGGTCGTCGCCTCCCGGAGCAAACCACGCGGCCGGAGCCGTGGGGCCGTAGTGCGTCTCGCTCGTAGTTTCGGGGACCTCAGTGATCGACGGATCGTAAATCACCGATCCCTCGGAAGCGTCGAGATCATCGAATTCCCAGGCGTCGCACGCGGCAGCGAACGCGGCTTCCGGGTCCGCCGCCTCGACGTACTTCGTCACGCGTGCCTCGATCTTTCCCACCACCTTGTAGTGCGGCATTCCTTCGTCCTCCCTTTGCGTTGGTAAGTGTTTTTGACTTGGCTCGTCAGTGGCGCAGGAGTCACCCGCGCCAGACGGGGCAGAGCCCCGTTTCGCCTTGCATCACCTCCTGTTGAAGAGGATTGCGCTCCTAGAGCGCCCTAATTGACGCGATGAATTGCGAGTCTTCGTTTCCGACGCCTCCGGCTCGCTCGGCGAGGGCCAAGACCGCGGCATCGGCGAACGCGATGGCGCAGTGAGCCGTCATGCCGGCCTTGAGCGCTGCAACGACCGACTTTTCCCAAAACCTTTGCATCATCATCCCAACGCCGCCGAGCCGAGAGGAACGCCCGGCCGCGTTGGAATGTGGAGCGCCGAGCCCCTTTCGCAATCATCATCGCAGAATCGCTGCCCCTTCGCCGAGGGCTTGAACGTTCCCCCGCAGTTCCCGCAGATCGCCGTCCGCTCGTGTCGCCGCTCGGTCCGCTCCTCAACTCCGGCCGTCTCTGTCCGTGCCATTGCCTTATCTCCTTACGCCGCCTGGGCGTGGTCGTGTTCGTAATGAGCCTGAATTGCGCGCTTCGCCTCAGAGATGCTGTACCAGGGCCGGGGATCGCCGTTCGGATTCTTCGCGGCAACGCCCTCGCCGTTGGGGATGTGGTAGACGCGAACTACGCTGAAGTCGTCACGAGCAACCGCGTAATCCTGAAAGATCTCCGCCAGAACGTCATGCCGCCGCCGCCGATCCTCGGGATCTATGATTCTGACAATTCCCTTTTTCCAGCCGCTCGGCGCGGGTTTCTCGCGTTTACGTTCAATCGACACCCCGAGGCTCGCGAGCGCTTCGGCATCCGTTCGCTCCATTTTCAGGAGAACCGTTCGCACCTTCGTGGGGAGATGCGCCTGCTTTCGCCGGTTCCACTCCATCTCCATCACTTCAAGGTCAAAACCTCTCTTTGTTTCCTTCAACCTAAAGACTTCAGGTGATACCTTGAATCGCCCCCTACCGCCCGGCGTCAGATATCGGACGCAAACTAGGCCATCTTCCAATTCCGCAGAGTCAAAGACGGGTGCCATAGCTCCTTCCTTTCTTTATTGACTTGGCTCGTCAGCGGCACGGGCGTCACCCGTACCGGACGGGGATCGCTCCCCGTTTCGCCGTCATTCGCCTCTCTTGAGAAGCTTTCCCGAGTCGGCATCCCAAAGCGATCCGCAGGCGGAGCACACAAGCGGGCCGGTGCAAGGCATCGGACCCCGGAATGGCGTGTGCTCATGGGTGCAAGGCTGGTCCCGATCGCAGAGCGCAAATCGCCGAGGGACCGGCGGATCGGGAAGCTCAAGCGGAGCCCCCGTAAGAGGCGTTCGCTTAATGCTCACGCGTCACCCCTTCCCGTGAATCGCGGCCAGGATCGCCTCCGCCACCTTCGGCGCGCTCTCCCCCTCTACGCTGAAATCGAAAGTGACGCGCCCCCCGTAATGCACCTTTGCATCGATCCTGGAGTCGTCCTCTCCGCGTCCCGAGAGGTAATAAACATCCTTACCCTGTTCGCTCGGGCGTTTGTCTTTCAAGGCGCGTGCGACCGCAATCGCGACCGAAAACATCCGATCCCTCTTCGCCGTGTGATCCTCTCGGCGCTCGCGCTCCTCCACGATGTACGACTCGATTTCCGGAAGGAGCCTCCGGGAGATGTCTCGGGCGACCTTCTCCGATCCTTTCGCCAGAGAGACGCCGATCGACTGCGGTTGACTACGATGCAGCGGTGAGTAACCCTCGGGAATCGGCGCCTCAAGTCCGCCCGTGATCGACAACTTCCCCGCGTCATTCCAGACAGTCCAGAGCATGATGTATGCCCCATCGGCGCGGACAATCCTCGCCCGCTTGTCGAACCGCTCATCCTCTGACCGAGGCTTAGCGTTCCACTTTTGGCCGGTTACCTTGCTGAAAGCGGAAGCGATCTCATGCACCATCTCGGGCGTTAGCTTGTCCATTGACTTGTCTCCGGTTATACGCGTTTTTGACTTGGCTCGTCAGCGTCGCGGGAGTCACCCGCAACGGACGGGGATCACTCCCCGTTTCGCCGCCCTACGCCGCCGCCAGCGTGATCGTAAGATCCTGTCGCCGCCCGGCCACGTTCACCCGTGAGTAGGAATCGCCTGAAGCCCCATCTTCGATGCTTTGAATCGGCACCGTTCGGCCGTCATCGCAGTAGGTGAGACCGGCGGGGAGCATGATCGACTCCTGGTGAAACATCCGGCCGAGGCGAAGCGCCTCATCCCGAGAGATTCCGATCACAAGGAAGGATCGCTCGCTCTCCCCCTTGTAGACTCCCTCGCATTCGAGGGGAGCGAAACCACCGTCTAGGATCTCCGCGAGGAGCTTCGCCGTGGCCGTCTCTCTTTCATCTTGAGTCATTCCGGACAGCTCGCCCGAGATCATGCACCAGTCATCCCGCTTCGCCAGGAATCGCCGCATACTTCCTCCCGCTGTGTTTTTGGATTGATTGACTTGGCTCGTCAGCGTCGCGGGAGTCACCCGCAACGGACGGGGATCGCTCCCCGTTTCGCCGTTACCACCGTGCCCACTCGGGAAGAGCGGAGTAGATGTTCTCGCAAACCTTTTCGTAAATCTCGGCAGCTTGAATATCGCCCCGAGCGCGGCAGGACATGGCGGTCGTTTTGTTGATTGCGTAGTTTGCTAGTGCCGCCGTTGCTTTCGAGGTACCCCTCCCGCCCTCGGGAAATAACTCTTTCCGCTTCCATCCCCTTTGATGGCGAGCCCAAAACTTCCCTAACTCATCGGGACTCATCCCGTCGAGATTCGGTACGCTAGAGTCCTCCTCGCCTTCACAAGCGTGCTCCTCCTCCGCGTCCTGAATTGCCCAGGCTACAAAGTCGTCGTAAGATCCTTCACCGTCGAACGTGTAGCGGATCTCTTCTCCGCATTGATCGCAGCGGAAAACAGTGTCCAGCGTTCCGTCATCTGAAAGGTGGATCATTTGCCTCTCCTTGTTAAGTGCAGTGAAACCGCTTAAGGGGAGAGCGTTAGCCGTTTGTCCTTACTTGCTTGCTTTCACGGGTGGTGCTGCTTCGCGAGGAATTGAGGCGAGGGACTTCAGGATCAGAGCCGCCGCGCTAGAGTAGGTCATAAGGTAGTAGTCTCCTTATGCTCTCCCCTTAAGTGATCTCACTGCTAAGTCAAGATCACTCGCGCTCTGTAGAACAGGGGTTTTTTACGGGGGGCTTTTGTTTAGGTCACGATTCCTTGTCTTCCGTTTGCGGCTTCCTCCTGCTAACCGGTTAACCGTCTCTCGACGTTGCGGCAGCAGGTGCAAGGCTTACTGACTCCCCCAACCTGGGGACCGAGCGCTGGATTTCAAAGAACCGCTTGCTTGCTTTGTCAGCTCGCTTTCCCTCGCCGCCCCGCTGACGGTGCAGAGTAAACCAAATCGGCCGAGTCGGCGCAATAGGCCGAGTAGGCCGAAGGTGCGCAGTAAGTTGGCAGTGGCGTGCAGAACGCAAGCCCCGTAAGGGTTTGCGACGTGGTGAGAATCTTCGTTTCGGGGGTTGACTCGGGGGATTCGGGCCTTCAACGCCCCAGGTAGTCGGCACCAGGACGCGGGTCTCGTGGTACACTCGCCAGCGAAAGGAGGGAACCCGGATTGACTGAAGAAACAAAGCAGGCGCCACAGCCCCGCCAGGGCTCGATCTCGCCACGGCCGGAGGGAACGCCCGTCCTCCCGCTCGATCTCGCGCCCACGGCGCCAGGAGCGCGGCAGGCGGGTAACCTACTCGCGAGAGTGGCGCCGCCCGCGCCGCCGCTACCAGGAGCCGCGCCGCCGTTCGCTCCTCCTGGGGTTGTCGAGCAAGTTCTGGAGATATTCGGGGGAAGCGTGATAGCTATCGAACGTCCCAAGCGCTACCAGTGTCCTAGACTACACTGGCAAGGCAACGACTATCCCCCGCAAGGGAAGTGCCGTTTCTGTTCCGCCGCCGTAGTCGAATACTGATTTCCCCTAGCCTCCCCACCTAAGCAAGGCGCCTAATCCCTCGGCTTCAGGGCCGGGGGATGCCTATATAAGGACTATATAGGGGTATACCTGGAGATACCCTACTTAACCTATTAGAATAAAGGGGCTTAGGGTATTACCTGTGAATAAGGGGAAACAAGGCGATACCCTGATTAGTGGGTGAAGTGTTACCAGCTATAAGGGGAGATAAGAGAGGATAGAGAGACATAGAGAAACATAGAGAGAATAGAGGGAGATACCAGTTATCCCAGGTATTCCGGTTATACCAGGACCCAAGAGAAGAGCATGGAGGGAATAGGAGGGATACCAGACGATAGGGCAAGCTGGAATCCCAAGCGATCCCCCGCCGTGCCACGCGATACCGGACATCCCAAGCGATCCCCCGTCATCCCAGGGGAGAGGGGAGCTAAGCTCGGTCCGCGTGTCTTCTTCGCCTAGCGTGAGTGTACTTCCACAAAGGAAGGTAAAGAGGGAAGGCGCCCAGCTTAGGGGATAGGAGTAGCGGGGAAGCAAGGTATCCCCCGAAATGAGCAAGATCCCCCCAGCCCCTTCGCCAGCAGATTCCCTATCTACTGCGGCGCGCACGTAAGTGGAGGCAATGCAATGGCTTAGACTGCTAGCCTGGACGAATGGCACACGCCACGTCACACCGCCACCCGCACAACGACTGAGGTAGTAGATACATCGGCGCCGTCCCACTGCCGCGGTAGTTTGGTGCGGGATATCCGCAGCTTTTCCACAGGGGGGGGTGAGCCCATCCGCCATCGCCCCGGTCCCCGCTTAACCACCGTAGACCTGACAAGCATTTTTTCTAATAGGCCGGCCGGCCTTCTGTGTCATACGTGACACAAACGCGAGACGTAGGTATGCCCCCTATGGCACACTTCAACCCGCAATAGACAGTATCCCGACCTGGGAAACAGGGCAGGTATGTTGTACACCATCCATATCAAGATCTGAGTTGAGAGGAGATCATGTTGCAGATTAGTGAGGAAGCTTGGCTGCGCAAGCGAGACAGAGAGCGAGAGGGTTGGGTTCATCCCTGCGACTCGCACATTCCGGACTTCTGTATGTGCCAGGGCGCATGCTCGTGCCACTTCACGGAGATTCCGGAGGATAGCGAGACTGTCGGAGAAGAGTACCTGACTAATCCGGAGTTCTAGTGAGACAGGCGAGGAAGGCGTTCTGCGGACTTCACCAGTACAGAGGGGATCTACCGTGTCCAGTGTTCGGGTGTCCGCGAGGGCCTGGCACTGACGTGTACCACGACCACTCGGGGTCAGACTTCCTGATCTACCGCCGGATGGAGTCGATCTGGGAAGACGGGGATGAGATCTTCTCTCATAGGGCTGACATGAAGCCGAACGGAGATATCACTTACTTCAAGTGGGAGTGGAGACTTGACAGAGAGAACAGCTTCAGCGATAGGAACGCGGCGGCGTTCGTTGTCGGTTCCCGGCTTGCAGGTGCCATCCGGAAAGCTCGGCGCCTGTCCGGAGATCCCTGGGAGGCCGGTGAATCCGAAGGGCGAGCGGCTTAGCCTGCGCCGTTGGGTGCAGAAGCTCCTGCTCCTCCTGGTCCAGAGGTATCGCCCGGCCCACCTTGTGGACGTGGGCAAGCACTTCGGGTGGAAAGTCGTCTACCGCAGGGCATTCCCGCGGAACCCGGTGGGGTTCACCAGGGACCACGCCGAGGCCGAGCTGGCGACGAAGCGGGGCTTCCTCCTGGGCAGGGCGGAGTTCCGGCGGGGCTTCAACGGCTCGCCGAGGGAGAATTGGAGGGCCAGCTTCCTGGTCCCAGCCGAGGATTAACCGGTTACGGGCAGGGCTTGACACCGATTCGGCCGAGTCGGTACACTCGGCGGTTATGAGATTTGAATACGGAAAAGAACTACGGCGCATGAGGGACGAGGCTGGCGTCCTTCTCAAAGAAGTGGGCGCCGCCGTCCATCCGCCTGTCACCATGTCTTACTTGAGTCAGATAGAGCTGGGGACTAAGCCGCCGCTGGACATTACCAGGACTAGGCAGGCCGAGAAGTTCCTTTTGACTCGACTCAACAGGGCTGGCAAGAAGCAAACGTCGAAACTGATCCTGTTTGAAGTCTGCTATCGCTTGGCGGTCACCTTCGAGGGACTGCCCGACGATCTAATCCTCAAGCTCGGAAAGGAGATTGCAAGAGAACTATATGACTACGGATGATGCCACCGGGGGTAAGGTCGTCCCTCACTCTCAGCTCACTACAATCGGAGCAATCGCCAACCTCCTCTTTCATGCGGTAGAGAATCACCCCAACACGGTGAACGCTCTCCACCTCCAAAGCGTTCTTATGGGCAGCGCCCGTAAGAATGACAAGCGCCCGGCCAAGCTAGAGATCGCGGTACCCGACTCGGTCGTCAAGAACATCAACGGCAAGCCCAACCTTCAGGACGTGTATCTCCTGGTGCGGGTGCCTCGCGACGTGGCCGACGCCTGGGCGAACCCCAGCCTGATCGTTGTCCCCGGGCCTCTTGTCGGACCGAATGGCGAGCGCGTCTAGCGCAGGGGCCGAGTAAATGGCGGTTACTGCGGCTGTTATCTCGGCAGCGGCGTCACACTACGCAGCGACTCAACAGGGAAATGGTTTCTCGCGCGCGCCAGAGCCGCCACCTATTCCGGCCGACGCGAGGTCGGTAAATGCCTCCTCGGCCGCAAGCCTTGCTCGCGCTGTCGCCAGGGCTAGGGCTGGATCAGAAGTGAAACAGAAAACCCTTCCCATGCCTTGACCGACACCGGTCATTCGTGGTATAAAGACAAACTTGCCGATAGCAGTTCCTCATGTCGGCGGAGAGGTGTGAGACTGGCGACCCCGGGCACATCTTGCAGTCTCCCCCCTCGAAGCACACAGTTGAGCCCCATATAGGTAACGACAAAGCCTTGCCGGCGCCTGACGGCGGTAGGACAAATCGTTACGCCGCTGGCGCGGAAAGCGAGGGTCACTCGCGGGGTTCGCTGTGTGCTTTTATTTCATGTTCGTTCTGAGCACCCCTCTTGATGCAGTTAACTAATCACCCGGCGTCGGGAGTGGCGCCAAGCCCCAGGAGCAACAGAAAAGAATGCCGTTGACTCACAACATCGCGGTTAGCGCCAACAAGGATGCGCTCGCCAATGCGATCAACAAGAAGGCTCGCCGTCGTCGCAGTTCCGAGTACGCCGCGAACGGCGGGCTCTACCTGATCCGCAGAACCATCAACATCTCCGCCGCCGACGTGGATACCGCGAATGACGAGCTGGATCTCCTTGTCTTTCCCGATGGCGTCTTTCTCGTACGGGCCGCGTTCAAGTTCACCGCTCTCGATTCCAACGCGTCTAAGACTCTGACCGTGAACGTCAACATCAACACTCCGGCCGGCGCGGTCGAGAAGACGATTCTCGCGACGAGCCAGACTCCGCGGGCCGGCGGGTACGTGGAGGCAGACACCACGGCCGAGGTGCTGGGCTACGACGTGGGCGGCAAGACGCTCACCACGAAGGTGGGCACCGCGGCAGCCACCGCCGCCGCCGGCACGGTGACCGTCTTCCTCCTGGTCTCTCTCGATACCGTCACGGAGTGGTAATCAGTGGACTTCAACACTCTTCAGCTCCCCTACGGCGGCGGCGGCGGGGGAATGGGCTTCGGCGGCGGCGGGCTCGGCCTGGGCGGCGGCGGCGGGATGAGCCCGGACTTGATGAACATCTATCGCACTCTCGGCGCGCAGGGCTTCGCGAAGCCGCAGATTCGGAAGTTCCCGCCCGAGCTTCAGCAGCAGCTCGACGGCGGCGGAATGCAGCACCTCGACGGCGGCGGGCTTCAGGGCGGTGGCGGCGTGCAGAACATCGACGGCGGAGGTCTCCAGTCCGGTGGAAATGCCGGCGGACAGCCATTCCAGGCAAAGCCCGCGATTGGGCGGCAGGTTCCCCCGGCAGTCGGCCGGCAGGTTTCCCCGGCGGTCAGCGGGGCCTCGCCTGGGCAGGCCGGTGGCGCTGACCCCGGCGCGGCGTCCGGCGGCAATGCCGGCGGCGGCGGGGTGCAGTCGCTAAGAATGCCGATGACCTCCATGCCGATCAGCATTGCGCAGAGCCCGATCTCTTCCGCTCTTCTCTCTTCGATTGGAGCTGGTGGCGGTGCTTCGCCCGCGGGCTCGCCGACCGACACGATCCACAGCTTCGCGCCGAACGTCTTCCACCCCGAGGCCCCGGCGCCGAACGTCTACCACCCCACAGCCCCGGGGAGCCCGCCGATCATGGCGGAGAAGCCGCTGCGCATGGGCAACCCGCCGATGGCGATCGACAGCTATTCGGTTCCAGGGCAGAAGGACGACGGGGGCGGCATGCAGGCCAAGCCGCTGGTGAAGCCGCTGCCGATGCCGGCCGCGGGCGGCGGCATGCAAGTCAAACCGCTCAAGCAGCCGACGCAGCCGATCGCTCGCCAGCCCGAGCAGGTGAAGCCCGAGATCGCCGCCAAGCTCGCCAAGAAGCTGAAGCCGGGATCGCAGGCAACCGGAGGCGTCGCGCAGACGCCCGACATCATCAATCAGTCGCCAATCCTTCAGAAGATGGCCCTAGCGATGCAGCGCGGCCCCGAGCGGTACTAGCTGCTAACCGATTAACGCAAGATTTCAGGGAGGTCGAGGAAGCATGAACGGAATGGGTTACGAGGGAATCCCCGCATCCGACGAGAAGACGCGCCCCAACACCGGCCAGCGGTCGAACAGCGGCGAGGGCACAGGCGGCGCCAAGACCAAGGGCGGCAGCCCGCTCAAGGGTGGCTACCCGGACAGCACCGGGCGCCAGGAGGTGGGCAAGGCCCCCAAGCTGAAGGACGGCACCACCTACGGCTAAGTAGGGGACCACAACATGGCCGGAACTGGACGACCGAGAGGCGCCAGGGCCGAGGGGTGGTCTAAAGAGAAGCTACTGGAAGAACTCGAAGCAGATGAGGAGGTAAGCGTTTCTGAGTTGTGCCGGAAGTTTGCGGCCGGAGAGACGAAGCCTAAGTCACTTCTAGTAGAAGTCGAAAGATGGAGGGCGTCGGATGCTGACTTTCGGGCCAGATACGACGCCCTTCTTAGTTTGAGGTCCCCCGGTACAGTAAACAACGGCGGACCCTCGAAGGAAGATCAAGACCCCGAGGCTTTCGCGGACTGGAGACTTAAGTTCTGCACCGACCTTGCCGAATCAGGAAGCAGGCTCGACGCAGCGAACAAGTCTCCTTACTCGTACACTCACATTTACCAGATGCTCACGGAAGGTTACCCCTTCTTCGATAAGGACTTCGCGGAAATGGTCCACATGGTGGAGATGCAAATCGCCGCGGAGATGGAGGGAGGTTTCGTCTGGGCATTTCGACAGTGTACCGACCCCGCCAAAAAAGCATGGATCGCGGACAGGTGGTTGACAAAGCGTGATCCGCGCAGGTGGGGAAAGCAGGTGGAAATCACACACAGCGGAAAAGTCGAGCACGAGCACACTCACAAGCTGCTTCCGAGAGAGGAGCGCCTAGCGCTTCTAATGCAAGAGCAGCAGACCTTCTTCGGAGGAGTCGAGCAACGTGCGCTTCCGCCGGGCGTTGATGAGAGTCGGGTTCTTGATCTTGGTTCGAGTAGAGCCGACCCTGAAGTAATCGACGCCGAGTACGTAGAGGAGGATGATGAGCGCTCTGCTGAAGCCGTCTGACATCAAGGGCTATACAGAGCTTCGCCGTTGGTTGAATGGTCTTAAGCAAGCCAACAGGATCTCCGAGTGGGCGACGGCTGTCAGATGGTACATCGAGAACGATATCTTCTTCCTCATCAATGACGTTGTTTCGGACGGCCGAGTCATTAACTCCGAGACGGGAACGCCTCTCTACTTCAATCAGTTCTACATCGACTGGTGCAGGCAGATTGAATGGCAGCTTGAGAATGGAGGGGGCTTCGACGGCTCTGCCAGAGGCTCCGGAAAGAGTACCCTAAGAACGAAGTGCGGAAATATCCAGAGGATGATTCGCTACCCGAATTCAACCGGGTGCATCTTTTCCTTCCAGAGAAAGTTTGCCAAGAAGCATTTCCGAGGCATCAAGGAGGAGCTGGAGACTAACACGCTGCTGAAGGTGGTGTGTGACGACGTGCTTTTCGAGGATCCAGTCTCGGCCGCCAAAAACAACGAAACAGTCTGGTCACTGGAAGATGGTCTACGGGTTAAGCGGTCGCAGCAGCGCAAGGACAACAGCCTAGAGTACAACGCCTTCTTCAACGGCACTCCTACGGGAGGCCGCTTCGACCAGATCGATTTCGATGACATCGAAGACAAGAAGTCCGTGTCGAACGAGGACATGCTTCGAGTGCTTCACGCTACCTACGATGCGAGCGTTGTCCTCCTTACCCCAGTAGCCATCACCACCCCGGTGGAGATGTTCACGAACACGTTCTATTCAGACAGCGGTCTCGCCAAGCGGGTATATGAGCGGTGCAAGAATGAGCCCGATCGGGTCCGCATTATGCCGGGAGAGGATCTGGAGACCCCGGGAGAGGGTCCGATGGGCGGTACTCCCGTTTACCCGTTCACTCCGTCTCGGCTGTTCATGTTCTATACAAAGATCAAGGACAAGTCAGAGTACGCTGTCCAAATCTGCTGCTCGTTTCGAGCTGGCGAAGATCGAAGTCTGAAACCCGACTGGCTACTAAAGTATCCAGGTCTACCGGATGATTGGGGCAAGAACAAGAACATCTACATCTGCATCGACCCGAGCCGCGGGGTTAAAGACCCTATGGTGATTTGGGTGTGGGCCTTGGGCGCGGACAAGAAAGCCTCCTGGGTCGATTGTTCGATGAAGCGTCTCGATCCCGCGCTTCCGGAGTTTGGCGACGAGATTCTCAAGATACTCGCCAAGTGGACGAACCTTGGGAAGAGGGTCGTAGAAATCAGAGTAGAGAACTTCGGGCAGTCAACGTACGACGTGAACATCCAAAAGGCGCTCAATGCCAGCGGCTTCTACGTCAAGGTAGTGGCCTGCGCGGACAATATGCGAACGGGTAAGTTCACCTCTGGCAAGCGAGACCGCGAATTCGAAAGGTGGGCTGGTCCCGCCGCGATCGGGGACGTTCTAATTCCGGTGTCCGTCAAGGATGGCGGTCCAGGACTTGTGCGACCTGACGAGAAGGGCGTGCTGACCGATCTGGTTTCTTACTTCGTTGACGAGGAATGGAGTAAGTTTCCACATCCGCTCACGGACAACATGCTTGACGCCGGGTCACTGCTGTGGGAGCCGGAGGCCAAGGTCGGGCCTCTTTCCTACCCCACTCTATCCTTGAAGAAGAAGATCAGGAATCGATTCGGAAGGAGCTACGGCGCCATGAGTGCCGGATAAGAATGAGAACGTTCACTACTCTCAAGCGCGAGCCTAGCGAGGATGAAGAGGCCGCGCTTGTGAAGAAGATTCAGCGATGGGTTTCGGAGGGCGCAGACAACTGTGTGTCGATCCACGATAGGTGCGAGGAGAACAATTCCTACGTAGCCGGTGACGCGCAGTGGAGAGAAGGTGATGTCGAGCGACAGAAGGCGAAGGATCGCCCGCACATGCCGATGAACAAGGTGCTACCTGCTCTCAATAGCATCGCTAACCGCGAGATCATGCAGCGGTACGTTCCAAAGGCGTACGGAAGGTCGCGAACGGACGGCGGATGGGCCGGAGTATTCGACGAGTTCATGAGGTGGCAGCGTGACATGTCGGAAACCGAGCATGAAGAGAGCATGGTGTTTCGGTCCTGCGTTTCCTCTGGATACGCCTGTGCTCACAAGTATTGGGACCCGCTCGAAGACGATGGTCGCGGTCTGATCCTTGATGAAGAGGTCCCGGTGTGGTGGATGCTCTGGGACTCCAGATCTCGAAAGCAAAACCTTGTGGATCGTAGGTGGCATATCTGCGGGAAGTTTGTCGCCCTGGCAGAGGCAGAAGAGGAGTACGGCGATGTGAGCCCTCGGGCTCGCTCTATGTTCGACACCTTCGGACGTGAGTCAATCCTCGACTTGGCAGGGTCCCGAGCGGGAGGACGTTGGCCGTGGCTTTCAATCGCAACGGGCCGGTGGTACTCCGTCGCAGAAGAGGAAGTTTTCTTGATGGAGGTCGAATGGAAGGATGTCTCGCTCGAATACAAGGCTGCGATTCCCGTTCGTATTAACGAGTTGGTGGGTCTTGTCTCGGAGGCGGAGTCCTCTGTTCAACTGACGCTACCGGCGCCTCCTGGAGTCGAGCCGCCAGTTGTCACCGTTACCGGCGAGCAGTACGCCGGCATGAGCCCTAGTCGTCAGCGGAGAATCAGGGACCTTCTCCTCGCCGAGACTAAGATGGAGATCTTCAAGGACAGGGAGTCTCTTCGGGAATTCCAGGACACATACCTGGAGATCACCGGGGATGATTTTACTGATTGGGCCAAATACAAGCGGTACGCCCATAAGTACGCTGTGATGTGCGGGGAAACCATCCTTGAGTATGGCGACCGACCGATGGGCTTTACCTACGAGTTCATGACCGGAATTCCGAAAGCGACGCGTGAGGGTACCACGTTCTTTGGTTTCGTGGACGTCGCCAAGGGACCCCAGGATTGGCGAAACACGTTCATGTCCCTGGCGCTTACTAGGCTGGCGACGAGCCCGAAGCAGGTCATGATTATCGAGGAGAGCGCCGTCGAGGACGTAGACGAGTTCTTCGATCAGCTTTCAAACCCGCGAGGTGGCGCCGTAGTACCGGACGGCTTCATAGCCGGTCAGAAGCACATGCTATTGCAGCCTCCGTCGTTTCCGCCCTTTGAGCGCGAGTTGATGAGCATCGCCGAGGCCGGCGTCGGGGAGCAGGCGGGTCTTACCGGCATCGACACTGGAGCCCAGCAGGATCTTAGGCGTATCTCGGGTACGGTCGTGCAGTCCGTCAGGGAGGCGTCGAATACGATTCTCGCTCTCTTCTTCGATGCGCTACGCAGGTATCGCCGCCGCAACGGCCACTTGACTATGCGATTCATGTACGAGTTCTACTCCCCCGAGCAGGTGGCCCGAATTGTGGGCGAAGAGAAAGCGAGCTTCGTTCCCGAGAAAGCATCCTGGCCGGAGATCGAACGGTTCGACATCAAGATCGATGAGGCTCCCACGTCGCCGACAGAGCGGATGGAGTTCTTCGACTTTCTGACGCGGACCGGGACTCTCGAGAAGTGGGTCGATCAAGATCGAATTCCGTTTGACATGGTGCTCGATTGGCTGCCGTACGTCTCGGAGCCTGATCGCATGAAGATCAAAGAGTACCAGCAGAAGAAGGAACAGTTCGGACAGTTGATGTCGTTCCTCCAGCAGTCTCAGGAGGGGCAGCAGCTACTGGCCCAATATCAGCAGTCGCAGGGCGGCGATCAGTCGCAAGGCGGCGGCGAACAGCCTCAGCAGACACAATAACCGAAGGGGAGGATAGGTAAGCATGGCTGAGTTTGACGGCGAAGAGATGGGCCTCGAAGAGGATTTCGATCAGCCGGAAGAGAACTTCGATGACGATCTTCTGGAAGGCGAGGAAGAGGGTGAGGGCTTCGAGGAGCAGTCCGAGGAGCAGCCGGCACGCCGGCAGAATGCTCCCAACCCGAACGCGATTGCCGCGCAGCATCGAATCCTTCAGCGCAACTACGACGTGCTGGAAAGGCGGTTCGGGCAGGTTGTTGAGATCCTAAGCCGGCAGCAGAGGTCGCAGGATGTGCCGGAGGGAGAGGACGAGGAAATCCCGGACCCTGACGAGAATCTCGGCGGGCATCTCGTCGGGAAGATGACGGCGATCGAAAAGCGGCTTCAGAAGGAGGAGGAGGATCGGGCGCAGCGTGAACGGGATCAGACTGTGGTCCAGCAGTTTCATGCCGCACAGGGCTCCATCGCTTCCTACCGCGAGCAGGCGCCCGAGCTGTACGACGCTGCGGCTCATCACCTCCTGGCTTCTTCGATCGAGGAGCTGCGGGACTTCCGGCCGGACCTGACCGAGGAGGAGATTCACAGGGCGGTCGCCAAGGAAACCGCGGCCTGGGTTCTCCGGTGGCACCAGCAGGGGTTGAACCCTGGTGAGCAGGTGATGCGGATGGCGCTGCGCCGGGGCTTCACCGGCCAGGGCGTGCAGCAGCCGGCAGCCAAGGGCGGCGGCAAAGGCGCCGGCAAGGGAGGCGGCAAGCGTCGCGACCCAAGGGAAGAGATCGCCGACGCCAAGGATCAACAGCGCCGTGGTCGGACGTTGGCGGCGGTGCCGGGGGCCTCGGCTCGCGCCACCCGGCAGGACCCCCGTCGCTTGCTTCAGCTCCCGGAGGACGAGTGGGAGAAGGAGATGAAGGGAATGAAGGTGACGGACATCCTGAAGATGACGGGGGTCAAGCGGAAGTAAACGTATCACGTTTGACACAAACCGCTTGATCGATCCGGCCGATTATGTTATAAACACTCCTGTAATCGAGCAAGGCTCTTACACCCCACCCCGATGAGATCGGGAGAGCGCCCGGCCCTCTGGCAGCAACGCCGCTAGGGGCCGGGCGCATCGCGTTTTACTTCGCCGTCCTGCGGCCGTTCACCTGTACGACAACAGAGATTCCCGGAAGTAACCAAACCTCTTCCATTGCGAAGAGAGCGGCTTCGAGTGCCGATCAAAAGTTCGTCCCGTCCTGGGGCATTACTCGAATCGATCAACTAGTCGTTTAATTCGAGCGATTTGCTCGGTGAAGTTTCAACCTATTTCAAAGAGGAAGCCTTAATGTCCGCGAGTGGCGGTAACTGGCTGCCGTTTGACGACCCACAGGTAATTAGCGTCTGGGAACGGACGCTGGGCCGTGAGGTTCGTGCGCGGGAGCCGCTGTTTGATCCAGATTGTGGTCTGACCGGGAAGGAAGACACGTCCCTGATTCAGATCAAGGATGACTTGGCGAAGGGACCCGGCGCCAGCATCCAGACCAAGATGCGCTACCAGCTTGAGGGCAAGGGCCGTGCAGGCGACGAGACTCTGAAGGGGCATGGCGAGGGATACAAGACCAGTACGTTCACCATCTTCATTGATGTGGTGAGACACATGGTCGAAACCTCTTCGCAGATGGTCGCTCAGTACGTTCACGAGGATTCCCTTCAAGAGGGCGCTGACGGCCTCGCCGATTGGTTCGCCAACCGGCACGCCTTCGTCGCCCATGCGCACGCCACCGGCTTCACCGCGGTGAACGATCCGGTGTTCAATTTCCACAACACCATTCAGGCGCTCAACCCAGCGTACATCATCCGGCCGAACAGGAAGACGAAGGCCGAGGATCTTACTGCGGCCGACGACTTCGACGTGGATCTCCTCAATCAGGCGAGTCGCCTCGTGAAGCTGATGCGTCCGCGCATCCGTCCCGTGAAGACTCCTCGCGGTGATCGGTTCTGCGTCTTCCTGTCCCCGGAGCAGGTGTACAGCCTCCGGCAGAGCGACTCGATCTGGTTCACCACCATGCAGAACGCGCTGAAGGGCGGGCGGATCGACGACAACCCCCTCTTCACTAACGCCCTCGGTGAGTGGTCCAACTTCGTGTTCTTCGAGAGCGACTGGATTCCTCCGTGCCTCCGCACCGACAACGGCAAGATCGCGGCCGGCACTCGCTGCGCCTGGGTTGGCGGCGCTCAGTCCCTCTTCATGGCGTACGGTCGCGGCTCTGCCCCGCAGGGCTACGGCTTGAACCGCTATCGGTGGGACAAGGAGACCGAGGACTTCGGCGCGATCGGCCAGATCGCCGCCACCACGATCGTTGGCATGGCCCGGCCGCGGTACAAGAAGCCCGGCGAGCCCACGGAACGTGAAAACGGTGTCGTCGCCATTCAGACCTACGCTGACTTCGGTGGGCAGATCACGGCGGAGCAGACCTATGCGCCGTGGATCGACGCCGGGGCGACGATCTAAGGAGACGACGACATGCCTTCGACGTATACCGCACAGAGCTACGCCGACGTTCCGGTTCATGACCATGACGGCGTAATTTCGCGAATCTCGCGCACTCAGACCTTCACTCTCACCCTGACCGGCGACAAGGTGCAGTTTCACCGACTCCCCGCGAAGGGCTTCAAGGTCCTGAACGTCGGTGTCATCACCGACAGTCTCGACTCCAACGCATCGAAGACGCTGACTCTGGACGTGGTTCTGACCAAGAACGACGGCGGCACCGAGTACACGCTCATCACCGCCACGCAGATCGGCCGGGCCGGCGGCGTGACGAATGCCTGGATCGCGAACACCACCGGGTGGCGCGACTATCTGAAGGTCGGCGCCCTGAAGGGCGAAGGCTGGGTGATCGAAGTCCGCGTCAACGCCGTCGCGGCCACCCCCGCCGCCGGCAGCATCCAGGCGTTCCTGGAGTACACCTGCGACACCGAGGCCGGGGAGCTGAAGCGTCGGCCGTAAGCTGTAAACCAGTTAAACGCAGAACGAACAAGATCGCGCTGCGAGTGCTTCGGTTTTCCTCCCGGACCCTGGCGCTCGTGGCGCGTTTTTGTATCTGGAGACTTTTTCGTGAGCAATTGGGGCACCGTCCGGGAGCAAATCATCGATGAGGTTCGGAAGCCCAACTCGGTGCAGGCTGAGTTGGACCGAGCTATGAGAGCGATGGTGGAGTCGATCAAGTTCAACTCGACTTCGCACTTCTATTTCAACGAAAGTCGGAACGAAGTGGGTCTGCTTTCCGGAATTTACAACTATCCCTTGCCAGCCGACTTCGTTGAATTGATCGGCCGGCCGTCCTTCTTGCCCGCTGGGGCAACTGGCCCGGGTCAGCCTCTCGACTACTCCTCTACGGACGAGATCGAGGCGTGGGTTGGAGGAGTTGAGGGCGCGGGCGACAGGTCGGGACCGAAACTCTATTCTCTCTACCGCTCCGAGCTGCTTCTCTTCCCAATCCCAACTAACACCGGGGACAAGATTAAGTTCCGGTACGTAAAGGATCTCGGCGTTCCGATCAGTTCATTCAGTACAACGTGGTCGTTCAAGCAACCCAATGGCACCGCCATGACGGACGCATTCACGAACGAATGGTTCACGGACGGGAAAGATCTAACGATCCATCGGGCTCTTTACTACCTCTGGACGCGAGTCTACCAGGGCGAGGATAGGGCAGCCGCCAACGCGCAGGCCGCCCTCGGGAACTGGCTTGAGGAAAAGAATCGGCTGACGAGACTGACTACGAAGAAGAAGGGACCGCCTCGGAGACTGAGAGGCCACCTGTAAGATGCCGGTTACTTTCATCCCGTTCGGCGAGCTGAGTCCGGACCAAAAGCTGTTCAACAACAATGCCAATGGCGCCTTGATCGAATGCAGTAACGTCGTTCCGATCTTCAACCACTACATCGCCGCTCCTGCTGCCTCTTCTACTGCGCGCCTGGGAGTGGGCGGAATGATTGCTCTACTTCAGAGCGGGCGCCACGCCCATTCGATTGGGGGCGATAAATACAAGCTCTACTTCGCCAGGGCGGGGGCGACTCCCCACCAGTTGATCGAAGTCGATCTCGACGCGCTCACGGAAACGGATAGGACGCGCGCAGCCGGAGGTCCGTACCTATTTCCGTCAGACTCTATCAGCGGATGGCAGTTCACTAGCTATGGCACTAGTGTCTACGCGACTAACTTCGCGGATGACATTCAGATCTTTACGGAGGGCGATGCGAAATTCAGCAAGGCGAACCTAACCACACCTCCCGTTAGCGCGGGTACTGGTGCGCCGAGCGCCGCAGACCCGAAGGCTCGTTACATCTCCTCCATCAGAAATCATCTTCTCCTTGGACATTATTCGGTAGGCGGAGTCACGACGCCCACCGGAGTGTGGTGGTCCGGGACGGACACGCCGAGATTCTTTGGAACGCCGGGAACTACGCCCTGGCTAACTAATTCCGATCGCCAGCCAATCGAGGACGGCTTCGGTCACGTAACGGGCCTCAGCTCTGGCGGAGATTGGGCCGTGATTTTCAAGGAGCGCGCGGTTGTCCGGATGGAGGGTCCGCCCTTCGCATTTCGGACTGTCGTTCGCGGAACCGGTTGTCGGTATCCCAATTCAATCGTGCAGGTCGGAGACGATACGTACTATTGGGGAGAGGCCGGTCCCACTGTATTGCGCGGAGGGGAAGGCCCCCCGCTGGTGCTGGGGGCGAGCGGAATGGTTCGCACGCTGATCGACAACGGAACAGGCTTCTCGGATGTCTCGATTCAGATCGGCCTTGAAAGAGCGGAGCTGTACGGCGCGGCGGACGTAGCCAACTCCCTGGTGTGGTGGTGCTACAGAACGCAGAACACCGGGCGCCGAGTGACTCTCATCTACAACTTCGCCGAGGGTCGATTCAGCTTCATTACAGATACGGGCTCCGGTCCTCTTGAAGGCGCTCGCATGCTTATCCAGGTTCCCGATACCGGCGCACAGTGGACGCCCGGCCGCGGGATCGTGGTAGTAAATCAGAATAACTTCCTCGAAGTTTCTGAGTACGTTGCGAAGCTGACGCTCAGCAGCGCTAGTAAGCCGCGCTTCACAACGGCCTTCTACGAGCTGATAGCCGGAAAGTCGAGTCGGATTGTGAGAGTTCGTCCGATTTATTCGATGGCCAGTGGGACGAGCGGAATCAAGGTCACGGTCACAGTGAATACTCGGAACGAGCCGTTCGGAGCGTCGCTGACAGACTCTTCGTTCGCAACCGATGGCGCGGGATGGATCTACCTCCCTAAATCCTTCTCTGGCAATTTCCACCAGTTCCGCATCGACTTCATAGACGGAAAGCAACTTCCTTCGGAGGCTGTAGAGCTTGACGGCTTCGAGATCGACTACGCCGAGCAGGGCTTGAACTAATGCCTGCAAACTATCGAACCGAGGGACCCTGGGATGAGAGGCATCACGCTCAAAATGCCAGGGCTCTCCGGGACATAATCGATTCCAACCTAGACACTATTCCGGTTGAAGCGACCGGCATCCTCCCGAAGGGCGACGTTGTGTTGACGGACGACGGCACGATTAACTGCCCCGTCCTTGACTTTCCGAACGGAACCGACAACACGACAAATCGTTGTAGGTTCGCGGTCAATAAGCCCGCCCATTGGACTGACGGACTCGTGACCACTTGGGTGATGTACACCCAGGCCACGGGCGATAGCTCGAATATCAGGCTGACACTGCAAACTTTCGCAGGCGACTCCGTGTCAACCAATACAACGGCCACGACGACTCAGGATTTCCCCGGGTGCAGTCCGGCCTACACCATAAGGCAAGGCTTCTTCGTTCCCAGAATGATCGTTCGTCCCCAAACGCTCTACCTCAGCTTCCGGCTTGGACGGGACGGCTTGGCTGATCCGAACGCGCAGACCATGCGCCTCCTCCGGGTGATTCTGAGATTCAACCCGACTACCAGGGAGTGGTAGAAAAAAAGCGTTTCAAAGCTGAGAGATATTCAGGACATCGGTGGTACGGAGCGGTATAATCGATCCCTTCCGGCCAATACCGTAAGTCCCAGATTTCCGAGCTTCGAGGGGAGGATTGAGTGATCGAGTTAGCGTCGCTGACAGATATCCCTGCCGTCGCCGAGCTTGGGGAGCCTTTCTTCCGAGAGGCTTCCGCGCCCGGCAAGTTTGATCGTCAATCGTTCATCGCCGCGTGGAATGGCTTGATAGGTTCCGGCGTAGGCTCAGTTCACATCGTTCGCAAAGACGATCGCGTGACCGCCGCCTTCGGGGGAGTCTGCATCACCGACTTCAACACAGGGGACCCGGTTGCAATGGAGATGTTTTGGTTTGCGGACCCGGCTGACCGCTCGATAGAAAACCTTCGACTCCTGCGTCGATTCGAGGAGTGGGCGGCGGCGGCGGGAGCGAAGAGGGTTTGCATGGTTCATCTCAAGTCAATCAATGCAGAGCGCCTTGAGCGGTACTACGAGAAGAGGGGATACGTTCCGCTGGAAACCTACTACTGGAAAGATCTAGGAGGCGACGTTGAAAACTAGCCTCCTGGTCGTTGACAATTTCCTCAAGAACCCTGAAGCGGTGCGGCGGCGCGCCCTGGCCTGCGACTTTTCCCCGAGAGGATACAAGGGGCATGAGTACAACGGCATCACAACGGACTATGCCTTCGCGCCCTGGAACCTTGTGGAAAAGGCTGTCGGATTCAAGGTACGTCCGGCGATTAGTTTTTTCAGGCTCGGCCTTGCGGGCGACACCACGACCACCTACATCCACGCTGATACGGCGGTTGACGGCGCCGCCTGGGCCGGAGTGCTTTATCTACCGGCCCCCGATTGTACTGCCTTCAGCGGAACGGCTTTCTGGCGGCACAACTCGTACGGTTGGGACCGCCTGCCGCCGAGTCACGTAATCGAGAGTCAGACCGGCGCCGAGGCCGACGATGCGTTTTTCGACAGCTTGAACGCTGACGGACAAACCGAAGACGCGTGGTTCATGAATGGCTTCGTTTCCATGAGGTCCAACAGATTCGTTGCTTACCCGACCAATCTATTTCACTCCCGCTTTCCTCGTGAGACCTGGGGAAAGGAAAAGAGCGAGGGGCGCCTGACCTGGGTGTGCTTCTTCGACCGGGATAGGTCATCGGGAGAATTGGAGAGTTAAAACGTGGCTGCAACTACAGCCCTTGTCGTCTCGGCGGCTGCCGCGGCTTATTCGGCGAAGAAACAGGCCGATGCCTCGAACAAGGCGGCGAAGGCGGCAAATCAGCCGCAGGAGTTCTCGCGAACGAACCTGCCGTACATGAATGACGCCCTACAGGGGCCGATCCAAGAAATCCTTGCGCGACAGGCGGCGCTGTTCAACAACGCTGCGCCACCTCCCGCGCCGACCCCTTCGAGTGGAGATATGGCTAACAACAACGTGACGCCGAAGCCGAAGCCTGCCGCTCCGGTTCCGGCGAAACCCGTAGCAAACACGCCTGCTCCGGCCCCTGGCGGCAAGACGTTCGGCGGATACACGCCGGCCCAGCTCGCCGCAGATCCATCGCTGGTGATGAAGCTCGGCGTGAACGCGAGGCAGGCGTACCGACAGTACAGCGGAAGCAACCCTGGTGGCGGTGGCGCTCCGGCGACTCCGGCCCCCAATCTTAATAGTGCGAACGGAATCCTCAGCGAGGTCGCGAAGCAGGGCCTGAATGCCGGCAAGTCGCCGATGATTGACGACGCCACTAAGTTCACCCGCGACACGCTCAACTCCACCAACTTCACCGGCCGGAACGACATCCTGGCCGATCTCACCGATCGGCTGGGTAATGCAAGCTTCGATTCGCCCACCGACCTCTTGAAGGGCTTCCTCGGCGGCAACTACGACGGCGGAGGCGCGGGGCAAAAGAACGGGGGCTCCTCGGGCTCCGGCGGGTCTTCTGGCGGCGGGTACTCGGGAGGCGGGGGCGGAGGCTACTCCTCGCCGGCAGGGAGCGCCTACGGCTTCGCGGGTGGCGCCGCGGGCTCCGCGGTTCCGGACGCGACCGGGTACGGAACCTTCGGGACCGAGATCCGGCAAGTCTTCGAGAACGCCAAGAAGAACCCGGCCGATGATCCCAACGTGCAGGCCATGATCGAGAGTCTGAAGCGGGAATCGCTTCAGGGGCATCAGCGGTCGGTCGCCGACCTCGACGCGCGCTCTGAGGCTTCTGGGCGCTTCGGCGGAGGCGCCTGGGCGGACGCCCGGTCTTTGGCGAACGAGCAGTACGACGAGGGGTTGCAGGGCCAGATCGCCAGCGTCTACGTCGGCCAGAGGCAGAGCGCCCTGGACCGCGCCATGGCCGCGCTCGGGCTGGTGAACAACCGGGACATGGCCTCCATGAACGACGCGACGCAGCGCGAGGGGATCGCGGCGTCCTCGGCGGCAAGCTCCGCCGGGCTATCGGCTCAGATGGACCTCGCTCGGCGAGGGCAGGACTTGGATGCCATTAACGCGTTAATGAAGCATCAGGAGTTCGGGATCTCCACCCTGGGGAGCCTGGGCTCGCAGCTCAGCGACGATCAATTCAAGGCGCTGGGTTCCGTGAGCGATATCAGCGGGATCGGCCTTAACGGTCTCAACATCGCAGGCAACGCGGGCTCGGCGATGGCCGGCCTTCAGGGCAGCCTCGCAAGCTCGAATGCGCAGCGGTCGATCGCTAACAACGCTTTGAACTTCGAGAAGCAGAAGTACCAGGACTACCTGCCGCAGCAGCAGATCAATGACTACCTGCGGACGATCGGACTGATCGGCGGCATGGGTGGAACACAAACCGGCGTCAATCCGGGCGCAAACGTTCCGTATGTCAATGCTACCGCGGCAGCCCTCATGGGCGGAGCTGGCGGCGCGCTGACGGCTTACGGTTACCAGAGCGGGAGGTAATCGACGGTGTTCAATCCGTTCATGTTTCTGACCGGGGGCCTCGGGAGTGACACTTCCGCGACCCCCGGTTTTGCCGGACCAGTCCAGCAGCCGCAGAAGAAGCGCGGCCTGCTGGACTTTCTCAGTAGCGGGGGAACTCAGGACGCCACGGTGATGCCGGGCGCCGGAGATCCCGACGAGATCGCGGCTCGAAAGAGGGCTCGGGCGGACGCGGCGATCATGCTGGGCTCGGCGCTCCTGAAGGGTGCAAGCAAGGGGGATTTTGCGGGCGCGCTCGGCGAGGGCGGGCCGGCAGCTCTGCAAGCCTACCGCGGCGAGATGGAGCTGTTCGATCAAAAGAAACGGGAGCGCTCGAAAGACAAGCTCGCCGAGCGTCAGGCTGAGGCGTCGATCAATGCGACTAACGCTCAGATTCGCGCCTCGGATGCGACTGTCAAGCGAGGCGACAAGGCTGACAATCGCGAAGACGAAGAGTGGAACGCCAGAAAGGCGGGGCTCTCCGACATCGTAGGGCAGGCCGAAGGAATGGGCCTCGATAAGAAGGATCTCGTCAACATCAAGCTCTGGGCCGTCTCGCCTGGCACTTACGACAAGGCCATGACGGCGCTCGACAAGGCTATCGATCGGGCGAATATCCCCGAAGAGCAGGCGAGGGACTTGAGGGCGAAGATCGAGGCGATGAAGGCCGGCGTGATTCCCGACCAGAACAAGCAGTCCAACCAGGAAGACAGAAGGATCGGGCTCCAGGAGCGCGGCGTCAAGAACGAGGAGCGTCGCACGGGCATCATGGAGCGTCAGGCGAACGAGAAGGCCAACGGTGGAAACCTTAACTCCTTCGGAAATCGAGAGAAGGTTCGCGACGACATCGCAACCGAGGAAAGGAGTCTTCGGTCTCTTTACCGGAAGGAAGTCGATGACGAGTACGAGAAGAACCCCTTCAAGCTGATTACGAAGGACAAGGACGGCAAGACGACTTTCACGAAGCCGGACTACTCGGATGCAGATCGGCGAGCCGCCGAGGATGCGACTCGCAACGTTTATCGGCAGCTCGGTATTCAGGCTCCCGAGGACAATGCGAGCGACGGGCGGCGAGACAACGTGAATCGCTCGACTCCAATGCCGAGCGGACTGAAGCAGATGCTTGGCGGAAGTGGCCCCGCCTACGAACACGCAATGAGTCTTAACGCCGCGGGGTATTCCTGGGACCGGATCGAGCAGGATCTCAGGCGGCGGACTCACTTCAAATAAATCAATCGGAGGGTCATGAGCAATCTGTGGGACAGTTTTCTGTCCAATGGCGGAGCTGCCGACGAAGAGCCTGAAAATCTGTGGGACAGCTTTCTGCCAAGCCGTCCGCGCCGTGATCTTTCGCTACTCGGCGCGGACATCGCTGCGGCCGGCGGACAGCAGACCGTCCCACTTCAGCGATTCAAGCCGGGCCGTCAGCACCGCGAAATGTCCCGGTACGGCGAAGAGCTGCGAGCCGGTGGCGCCTTGCCCACCATCGACGTTGATCCCCGTGCGCAGCAAGAGCAAATGTACGGAAAGGACGAGTCTGGCGGCTTCAAGCGTCACGCTCGTTCGCTCGGCGCGGGAATCGTGGACTTGGCGGCTATCGTGCCTGCCGCGGCCGAGCTGGGCGCCGACATCAATGCCGGCATCGTATCTCATATTCCTACGCTCGGGATCGACGCGCTTGAAGGTGTAAAGGATAAGTACCTCCAGGGCGTCAGGGCCTACGGAAGCGGCGCCGCGAGCATTCGAGCCGACATGAAGTCGGGCGCCGACGAACTCGCTCCCGAGAGCGAGGGCGTCATCAATGATCTAAAGAACCGCAAGGGTTTCTTCGGCAAGGCAAGTGCCGTGACTGAGGCCGTTACTCGCGGCCTTCCCTCAACCCTTGCCATTCTCGCGACGGGCGGCGGAACCGGGGCAGTGATGCTCGGCGGCGCCATCGCCGGCCTTCCTGAGTACAGCCAAGCCAAAGAGGACGGAACGGACAAGAGAACCGCGCTTCTCGGTGCGATCGGTCAAGGCGTCGTCGGCGGCATTCTGGAGCGCGTCGGCATCGAGGGAGTGATCGGAACGAAGCTCCCTCACGCAGCCAGCTACGCGCTGTGGAGAGACATTCGGAATGCTGCCCTGAAGGAGGGGCTGACCGAAAGTCTTCAGGAAGCCAACTCATACGCGTGGCAGCGCCTTCAGGGGCGAGAGGCTGGAAACCTTGCTGACCGCATGATGAATTCCGGCATCGTCGGCGGCTTTACGGGCGGCGCTCTTCACGGTGTGTCGGCTCGCTTCCACGCGAGCACCGAGGTCACGGAGAAAGTTGCCTCCAATCGAGAGAGCGGAGTATCGAGCGATGCGGATGTAGCAGCGCGCCGGGTTGCTGACTACGACTCGACGTGGCGAGCCGCGATGGACGCGTACTCGGTCGAGCTGGATGTTGAGACGAAAAAGGCGCTGTCCAAACTCGGCTCCCAAATTAAGGATGCGGACTGGCTGATCGAGCAGCAAAGCGCTGGTGATGCATTCCTTCCCGACGAGCTGAGCAAGGCGCAGCCGGCGGTCATCTCCGATGCCAGGGCTCGCGAGCGCCTGCGTTCGGAAGCGTTTCTACCGGACGGGCTCGATTCAAAGGCGAGCCGACTGGAAGAGGTTCGGCAGGCCGTAACTCAGGAGGCTCAGCGCCGAGTCCAGGCGAAGTGGAACAAGACGTTTGAGAAGATTGCCAGGGAAACCGGAGCAACTTTGCCGGCCGACATGGCGGACGCCACGGCCGAGGCCGCAACGCCTCAGATCGTAGGCCCGTCCCGCAAGCCGCCCACGGCTCCGAACGAACAGGTTCGCCAAATCGCGAGAGAATACGTCTCTCGCAATGGCGCTCCTCCGCTGGACTTCGAGGGCAAGTATTCGTCACTGGATCAGGAACTCGGGAAGAGGGTGGCCGACGCCTACGATTCTCTGCGGCACGATCCTAACAATCCCGAGGTTGCCAGGGCATACCAGGACTTCAAGAACGAAACTCTTGACCAGTGGCAATTCCTGACCGGTCGCGGCGTCAAGTTTGAGCCGTGGGTTAACGAGGGCCAACCCTACGGCAGCTCGGATCAGATGATCGCAGATGTCCGCGACAACAACCACCTGTTCTTTTTCACTGGTGGCGATATGCCGGCGGATCATCCACTGGCCGAGAGGGTTGGTGTGGAAGCTGGCGGAGTACCACTCACTTACAACGATGTCTTTCGCGCCGTCCATGATTACTTCGGCCACGCCAAGGAGGGATATCAGTTCGGTCCCCGCGGCGAGGAGAACGCCTATCAGACGCACGCCAAGATGTATTCCGAGGGTGCGCGTCGAGCGCTAACGACGGAGACGCGCGGTCAGAACTCCTGGGTGAACTTCGGACCTCAGCTTCGGCGCCCGGACGGGTCGATGCCGGTCGCGGGCGATGCCGACTTCGTTCCGGCTCAAGCTCGGCCGTATGCCGAACAGAAAGCCGGCCTGCTTCCAGAAGAGATGGGTTTGCTGCCTGAGGAGCTTGTCCAGCGGATCGAACAGGTGACGCGCGAAGAGGACCCGACCATTGCCGACGCCATGGATCACGGCGGATCGGACGTGTCGCCGGAAGCTATTAACCGGGTAGCAAAGAAAGAGCAGTACCTGCGCATCACCCCGGGCGGCCAGATCGTTCCGATCATTAACGATGTGTCAGCGGTTGACGTGAGGGTCAACCCTGGAGAAGTAAAGGCGGTGATCGGCGCGGACGGTAGGGTACGAGTGGAGGGCGGGAGGCCGAACGCGACACAGACGAGAGCCTTGATGGCGATGGGCGCGGACGAACACGTTCCGGTTCATCCGATGACAGATCGGGCCGAGCTGACGCCGGACACCCATGCGATCGATGCTCCTGAGATCGATGACGAGCTTGCAGCCCTTCTTGGCGGATCGTATGCCAGGAACAACCTTCAGGCTCCGCGAGTACAGGCGCCCGGGGCTTCTCCGGAGATGAGCGGACAGGCCGGTGCCATTAACACGGCGATGTTCAACCCGGCAAACTGGAAAAAGAATCCGACACCTGCCAAAGTGGTCTACCCGAACGACCAGGACATCACGGATTACAGCAGCGTCAATAACGGCAAGACGTTCTCGGAAGCAATTCAGAACTTCGGCCGTCATCTCTATGACCAGTGGTTTGATCGGGAGGCGCCTCTCGTAAGGGTGGCGAAGAAGGTCGGAGACGAGACGCTTCCCAGGCTGGTCTCCCTCAGCAGAGGCGTCGCTGACATCGCTCGATACCCGATCACTCGCGGTACCAGGATCTACGATCCGAATATCGGGGGCTATCGGTACACCGGGCGAGGGCTGAAGCAGATCATCGGCGGCGTTGATTCCGAAACGATGAAAGACCTCTCGCGTTACATGGCGGCGGAGCGGCAGATCGAGCTTCACGACAGGCGTCAGGCTTCGGAGGCGCAGTACGCCGCCGAGAAGGGCGCTTACCGGAATGCCCTGAATGTCGCGAGGCAGGCGAAGCTGGACCTGCAAACCAAGTCGCCCGACCGTGCAACCCGGGTCGCTCGGATGCAGGCGTATGAGAACGCGAAGGCCGCTATCCCGAAGCGCCCGAGCTTGGCCGGAGCGATTGACGTGAATCCTGACGCAGTGCAGCGCGCCAGGGAGACGAAGCAGATGATCGAGAGCCGGTGGGGAACGCGTATTAACGAGTTGACCGGTCTTGCTGACGACGTGCGCGACTGGTCGAAGCGTGCGGTTCTTGATCCCCTTCGCGAGGTCGGATTCCTCTCGAAGGAGAAGTATCAGGCAATTCTGGATCAGAACGAGAAGTACGCGCCATTCTTCCGGTTGATGGAGGAGCTGAACGGGGACTTGAAGCCGGTCAACACGACAGGCAAAAAGAATCCGGTTGGAAAGATTCACAGCGACATCGACGCCGGGATCGTCAATCCCCTGGAGTCTATGGTGCTCAAGGCGCAGCAGATTCAGAAGTGGGTAGACCGCCAGAGGATTCGGAACTATCTGGCCGACCTCGCGGATGCCAACGGAAACGTGAACGAAGTTGAGCAGGTGACGCAGAACGGCAAGCCTCTCAAAAACGCCCCGATGGTGCTCGAAAAGAAGGACACATTCGCTGTGTTCCGGAATGGCGAGCGGTACGCATACCGCGCGTCGAACGAAGTCATGTCTGCGCTGGAGTCTCTGAATCCTGGGCAGGCTGATCTCATCATGAAGGGCCTGTCGTTCTTCGCTTCGATGCGTCGAGCCGGCGCGACCCTGGGGCTCGGGTTCATTCTCCGCAACCCCCTTCGCGACCAGCAGACCGCGGCTGTCAACTCGAAGTATGGTTACGTTCCCTACTACGACCTCGTGAAGGGAATGGTCGCCGCGAGCCCCTTCGCCAAGCGACTCGCTCCGCACCTTGCGGATTTCTACGATGAGATGCATTCGGTCGGCGCATTGCAGGGCGACAAGGTGTCAGTGGACATGAAGGGGGCCGCGTACGAGCTGCAAGACTTGACGAAGGATAAGGGGCCGGGGCAGATCTACAAGGATTTCCGCGGCTTCATTCGGAGAGAGGGTGCGCTGTTCCCGCTTTCGATCTTGTCGAAGCAGCTTGAGCTAGGCACTCGCGTTGGATCGTACATCCGAGCCCGCGAGGGCGGGGCGACGCAGATGGAAGCCGGCGTCGAGGCAAGAGACATCACGATCGATTTCAGGAGGTACGGAAACTCGGCCCAGAAGTGGAACATGATCGAAGCGTTCGCTAACGCTGAGCTTCAGGATATCGACATCTTCCGCAAGAGGATGACGGAGCGTCCTGTCGCAACCGGACTGAAGCTGCTCGCTTATGTGACTCTCCCGGCCATGATTAACTACGCCATCAACAAGGATGACGAGGACTACCAGAAGCTTCAGGAGTGGGACAAGGCGATGTTCTATCACCCCCACAAGTTCTCTGACGGAAGCTACCTGCGTATTCCGCGGCCGATCGGTTTGATGAACGTTCTGTTCGGGTATGGCGCGGAGAAGATGTTGCAGCACGTCAACGGCAAGGACCCGGAGGCCGGCAAGGCGTTCCTTAATCAGGTTGTTGAGGCGACTCCCTTGCATTACCTTGCTGGTGCTGGCGTTGATGGTTACACGCCGTTCAATCCGAAGAACTATATCGACCTCATCCCGACCGCCTTCGAGCCGATGGCCGAGTCGGCTTTCAACTACGACACCTTCCGCGACGCTCCGGTGATTCCCGAGGGCGAGCAGGACATTCTCCCGGAGTACCAGGGGGAGGACACGCTCGGGCCTTCGGCGCTGGCGCTCGGGAAGATGACCGGGACTTCGCCGTACATCGCGAAGCACATGGTCGAGGGAACCTTCGCCACCCTGGGAAAGCAGGGTATGACCCTGGCGGACAAAGCCATGGGGCAGGACCAGAAAGTCGCGAGCGATCCTCTTGGCGTTGCAACGTTTCTCGGGTTCCGGAGCGCAAGGCCCATCGGCTTTGGATCTAGGCCGGTGGCTGAGTTCTACAAGCTTGAGAAAGAGGTTGGGATCGCCAAGACAACCATGTCGGACCTCAAGAAGAAGGGGAACGCTGAAGCCTACCTGGACGTGATGAAGAAGAACCCGGGTATCGTGGCAAGCTCAATCCTTTCGGAGACGAAGAAGAAGCTCGCCAAGCTGAGAACCGCGCGGCGTCAGATAATGGCTTCCGAAGGGTTGACCCCCCAGGATCGAGCGCACCTTCTGCTCGACATCGACACCATGGCTACTCAGGTGGCCGGCACAACCAATTTGGCCGTTCGCGACTTCCTCCAGGCGGCGGAGAACGACCAGTAACCAGTAAGCCTGTCTAGGGGGCGGGCACGCGTGACCGAGTTGGTATTCAGTATCGCAAGCTTCGCGGTAAGCACGGTTGTTCTTCCGATCGTGCGCTACTTTTGGAAGTCCTACGCAGATCGAATCGAGAAGCTTGAAAACAGACAGGAACACTTCACTTCGGAGCTGGCGAGACTGTCCTCGGCCCAGAGTGTTTCCGAGGCAAACTACCAGAACATCCTCCGGGAGATGCAGGACGTGAAGCGCCTGATCGAGAGGTTGCTGGACAAGATCGAGCGCAACGCGACGCCGTAGAGATTCCGTTTCACTCGTGACACAAACCGCTTGAGGGGGCATCACCGACCGGGTATTCTGCATCCCGTGCTGGTGACCCCCTCAAGCCATTAGGAGGTAACTTGAGGATCAACGAACAGGGCATCGGCGTGCTGAAGGGCTTCGAGAAGCTGCGCTTGGTTCCGTATGATGATGCAACCGGCAAGGACATCACGGACTGGAGCAAGGTGAAAGGCTACGCGACGGTTGGGTGGGGTCACAAGATTCGGCCTTCCGAGAAGCATCTCCGGAAGCCGATCACGCGAGAGATGGCGGACAAGATTCAGGCTGGCGATGTAGCAGAGGCGGAGCGGGCGGTCAACGCTAAGGTGAAGGTGAAGCTTAACGATAACCAGTTTAGCGCTCTCGTCTGCTTCGTCTTCAACGTCGGTGGCGAGATCTTCTCCGAAGACACCTGCACGCTGCTTCGCCTGCTGAATCAGGGCAGCTATGACGCGGTTCCGGCGCAGTTGCTCCGTTGGAACAAGACGACCATTCAGGGTCACAAGGTGGAAAGTGCGGGGCTCACCCGCCGTAGGTGGGCAGAGCGGAAGCTGTGGCTGACGGACACCGCTTTCATTCCGGTGGTTCCCGCCGAGTCGGCGAAGGTGACGGCGTGAATCGCTTAACCGACTTCCTGACGCGGCTCACTGGAGTGAGCGCCCTCCCGGCGCACCTCATGACGTACGCCGTCGTGCTGATCTGGCTCTTCGGCGCGGGAGGATTGGACTCGGCCGCGAGCTGGTGGAATGGAAACGCAGGCACGACTACGACCTTCGTGACCCTGGTGCTCGGGAGCTGGCTGGCCTACAAGGGCGTTGGAAAAGTCTCTGACGCGATGCAGAAGAAAGGGGGTGTCGATGCTAAAGAGAATCCCGGGGCTTAGCCGGCCCGTGGCGTACGGCGCGCTACTTCTCGGGTTGCTGCTCGTCGCCGGAATCGTTGGACAGCACTACTGGCCCGACTTGCGATGGATCGCCGCGCCCGAGAGCTACGACCGGCCGCTACCGCGGGTGGCGCCGAAAACCAAGATCATCACGAAGATGGTGCCGCAGGTGGTCATGAAAGAGGTGGTGGTCTACAAGCCCTCGCCGAAGCAGCAGGAAGCGATCGAAGAGAAGTACGACTTGAAGCTTGATGAGGTCGGTCGCGAGATCCTGACTGAGGTCGATACCGGCAAGCTCGCCCACGGCGGGACAGCCCTGGTGACCGTGAACGAGAAGGGCGTGACCGAGGTCAAGATCGCGCCGAAGCGAGCCCCGTTCGCTGAGCTGGGCGGGGACACGGAGGTAGGGCTCGGAGTCGTCTATCACTCGGCGCTCGGCCAGGGCGCCCGGATTCACGGCGCCAAGGACTTGGGGCGCGTCTGGAAAGTAACCCTGAAGATCGAGGCCGACCTCGATATCTACGGGGGCAGGGCCAGCGGTAGCGGCGCTATTCTCGGCGTCATTCGTTTCTAAAAACATTCCGTGGGAGGATCAGGCTACTTGAGAATCGGAATCGATATGGATGGCGTTCTCTGTGACTTCAATCGATCGCTGATCGATTTCATCCGCGAGAACCTCAACAATGGCATCCCCGACCAGTCAGACAACTTCCCTGCGGAGTGGAACTACTTCCGCGCCTATGTTAAGCCGAGCGAGGAATCGTTCATGTGGGAACAGGTCGAGAGTTCCGCGCGCGATTTTTGGCGGAATCTCCATCCGGTTCCTGGCAGCTTGCGGCCACTGTTTCGGTTGAGTCGTTCGGTTCACGACCTTTACTTCATCACGACGCGTGGTGGCAAGACGGCTAAACGTCAGAGCGAGACGTGGCTCACGGAGAGAGCCCAGATTCCGTTTCCGACCGTCTTGATCGCCGACAATCCCGAGGCGAAGGGAAGCCTGTGCGGAGCGCTCAAGCTCGACTTTTTCGTTGACGATCGTCCCGAGAACTGTCAGTGGGCTGTCAGGCATTCTCCGGACACCAGGGTCTATCTCGTTGACCGGCCCTACAACCGCGAACGGGACGTTGATGGCGCAAGCCGGGTGGCGTCCTTCGAGGAGTTCGCGGTGGCCGTCGAGGAGGGCAAGCGGAAGGAATGACCGAAGGGAAAGGCGCGACGGTAAAGCCGAGGTCGAAGGCGCCCGGCCCAAACCCGAAAGACCTGTATGGCAACATCAAGGTTTCTCTGTCCAAGCTTCCTGCCGTTGCAGTTGCCCACGGGGCGCACGCGATGATGGACGGAGCCGAGAAGTACGGAGCGTACAACTGGAGAGATAAGGCGGTAGTCGCGAGCATCTATATCGACGCGGCAAAAAGGCATCTCGACTCGTGGTTCGAGGGCCAGCGACAGGCGAAGGATAGCGAGGTCCATCACCTTGGGCACGCCATAGCCTGCTGCGCGATCATCCTGGACGCAGAAGCTACCGGCAATCTGATCGATGACCGCCCCGGAGGCGATGGATTTCTCGGCGAAGTCCTTGACGAGCTGAGCACGATCATCAAGCGAAGGAAGTCCGAGAAGATGCGCTCGGCACGGCGAAGGAAAAAGGAGAGCCCTGTTTGAAATCCAAGGGTCCCCAGGTTAAGAAGGGGACGAGCAAGAAGATCAAGGTTTCAACGAAACGCCTCGAAGACGGATCGACAGAGGTAACGTCGGTTCCGGTTGACGAGACGACCATGGAGGTAAAGAACGGAACCCGGCATATCGGGCTCATTACTGAGCAGGATCTCCGCGACGCTGCTCAGATTCCCGATGACTATGAGACGGTGGCATTCAAGCCGAACGCCTGGGTGCAGCAGGACAAGAGGGGACCTTTCGTAGCTTATCAGGCAAAGGGTACATTCCGGCCGAATCCATCGCCGGCCATCGTGGAATCTCTGCTCGAAAAGCTCGCGGCGTCCGGGCCACGGGCGAAGGCAAGGGAGTATCGGTCCTCCAGGCTCTATCCGGAGCGGTCACACCTCTTGGAGATCGGCGTTCCTGACCTTCACCTCGGTCTTTACTCCCGTGCGGTCGAGACGGGAGCGAAGTACAACCTGAAGATGGCGAGCCGCATGTTCTTGGACGTGATTGATGAGCTGCTGGAGAGGGCGCGGGTTTATCAGGTGGACAAGATCATCTTCCCCGTCGGGAATGACTTCCTTCACATTGACACGCTCGCGAAGGCGACGACTAACGGCACGCCGCAGGATGTAGCGAGCAGCTACTACGAGATCGTCTCCGAAGGGCAGGCCGTACTGATCGAAGCCATTAACCGGTTGAAGGAGCGTGCGCCTGTCGAGGTGATTTCCATCCCCGGCAATCACGACGAAGCTCTTACCTTCCACGTCGCGCAGGTTCTCGGCGCGTGGTTCCGGAGAGATGAGAACGTCACCGTGGATTGCGGGCCGATGATGCGAAAGTACAGGCGGTGGGGAACGAACCTGATCGGCTGGACGCATGGTCGATACGAAAAACCCCAAGAGCTGGTGGCGCTGATCGCCAGCGAGAATCCGAAGGATTGGCCGAAGACGACGCACCGAGAGATTCACCTCGGCCACGAACACCGAATGATGATGATGGAACAAACAGGGGTGCGCCTTCGCTGGCTTCCTTCGCTCGCTGCTCCGTCATCCTGGATCACAAAGATGGGCTACAACAGCACGGTACGTGCGGCCGAAGCCTACCTCTGGGAGTTGAAGTCCGGATACGCCGGGCACATCTCGGTCTCAGTTTCGCACGCCGGGAAGGTTCTATAAACCGTTTACCAAGGGAGGTAACAATCAGAATGAAGAAGCTACTCCTCGCCGCCGCTCTGTTCCTCGGGCTCGCCGCAACCGCGGTCGCCGAGCCGACCTATCTGCCCAACTTCGTCACCGCGAGCGACCCGAGTCTGCCAACCACCCTCTTCAGCCTGTCGAATGCCAGCGACACCGCCCGCCTCGTGCGCGCCAACGTCTACAGCAAGACCGGCCAGCTCTCCGCGATCTTCAACGTCGAGCTGCCGCCGCGGGGCACGGTCTCCGTCAACCTGCGGGACACGCTCAACGGCGAGACGCCGATCTGCAAGGGGCACTTCCTGGTCGCCAACCTGAAGGGGCTCGTGGGCGAGGACGGGATGGCCCGGGGCTACATCGCCTTCGAGGAGGTCTCCGGTTGCACCACCCTCACTCCCGGTGAGACGGGCTACGACGGCCTCCTGCGCGACGGCGCGGGCATCTGGGGTGACTGGCTGCTCGTGGACACGACCTCCGAATTCGCCCAGGGCGGCGAGCTGGTCAAGCCTGCCACCGGCCTCTTCGAGGTGCGGTTCGGCTCCAAGGGCAAGGTCGTGGACGGCACCGAGCTGGTGATCTTCGCGCCCTCGGCGAACGGCACGAAGCCCCTTCCGATCCTGGCCTGGAGCGAGGCCGGCAATCCGGTCCCGCTCTCGGTGAACCTCGTGGGCCAGTTCAAACCGCGGGCGACGAACCGGATCGATCTCGACGCCTCCATCGGCGTCAACGCGGACTTCGGCCGGTTGCAGCTCGACTGCCGGGAGATTCCCTGCTACGTCGTGGGCATCCTGCGCTCGGGGATCTACGACGCCAGCCTGCCGGCCGTCAAGGTCGGTCAGTAAGCCAGTAACCAGTTCTCAGTAGACACGGAATGCCGGGGTTGGCCGCGAGCCTCCCCGGCATTTCTATTTCCCCTCAAGTGGAGACCACAAGTCACAATGAAGAAGACGTACCTCGCGGTCGCCCTGGCCGCGATTTGCTCACTGCCAGTCACCGCTGCTACTCACAAGCCGCTAGTCGAGCGGTTGACTCAAGTGCTCGACGGCGAGACGACTCCGGTCCTCGATAACGACTATCTCTTGATGTTGAACGAGGATAGCTACCTTTGGCCCGGAGGCCCGTTGGTCGGGCGGGACAAGCCCGGGACGGCCAACTATCAGGCCATGGCGTGGTCCACCGAATATGTCCGCGTATGGCGCGGCGGAGCGCTGCCGGCCTGGATTCCCGCGGATCGCCGCAATGCCTATCAGATGTTCTGGCGGCGCAAGGTGCTTTCCTATCTCGTGTGGGAGAGAACGAACGGAATCATGCGGGGCGAAATGCTCTGCGCCGATCCTCATCACAACTTCCACCTCGCTTCTGTGATGCTGATTCGGATTGGAGCATTGGAGTTCAAGCACCAGGACGTGATCGACGCCACGAGTCAGTATTTCCGCGACCTGTTCGCCGTCTACTCCGCGGTCGCAACGCCGAACGGACAGATCTGTAGCGCTGGCGCTCGCGTACAGGGGCTTCCCTGCACGGAGGTGGGGACGATGGTCTACCGCCTCGTGAAGCGGCTGCCGCAGCTAGGTCCGGCCGCGAAGCCGGGTATCTGGGGGGATAACTTTTACGCCGCAGCTCGCGGCGCCCAGATGCTTTTGCGCGCGGGCGACGACCTCGGCGGCGCAGCCAAGATGAAGCCCGCGGACCTCGCGAAGGTGAAGCTCGCCTACCCCCTTCGAGTGAAGCGATACAGCGACCGGGTGGAGACGGAGATCATCGCGAATCCCGAAACCTTCACTTTCTACCTGCATGAACAGTTTGCGACGTACACCAGTCTCAAGTTCACCACTGAGTGGAACGTCGGCAGGATCTTCAACTCGGGTGGCCTGACGTTCATTCGCGGCTTCCAGTTCCCCGAACCGGGCGAAGGCCCGGAGCGTCCGTTGTCTGTCATTACGTCGAAGTAAATCGCAAAAGGAGAAGAGTGTCTTGAGAATGAATGCCGGTATTAGCGGGGAAGTGAAGGGCGGAGTCCCGATCACTCCCTTGTCGGACAATGTTCAAAACTACATCCTCAGCCTGGGGGCAGCTCGCACCATCGTCCGCCCGAACGGATGCAGGACCGTGATCCTGACCGCCATGGTCGCCGACGCCTGGGTGCGCAACGCTTCGGTCGGCGCCGCCACTGTTCCCGAGGAGGACTTCTCGCCGGACGGCAACGGGGAGATCGGTCAGATCGGCCTGCCGAAGGGGGCCACCCGAGTCCTCAGCGTGGACCGGGACCTCTCCGCCACCGGCGACTCCACGCTTCTCGTCGCGGAGTGGTTTGAGTGAGGCTCAGCCTCTCCCCCTTCATCTCAAGTCAGGCTGACGACGGCCCAACCATTCGGATATTGTCTCGGGACACGTTCACCAGCGCGAACGGAACCGCGCTGCTCAGTCACTCGCCGGATAAGGGGCCGGCGTGGTCGCAAAGCTCGGGAGGAACTGCGGGTTTTACGATTCAAAGCTACAGCCTCAGCCGGACTGATCCGGTGATCCGTCACGCCTTCATGGATGTCGGCTCGGCCGACGTGAAATTGAGCGTCAACGTCACTCACGTCGAGAATCTAATCGGGCTTCTGATCCGCAGGTCGGACAACAGTCATTATTGGGAAGTCTTTTACGACTTCGCGAACAGCGGCTGGCAAATGTCCTTAGTAAACGGCGGTCCCGATACGTTCAAGGGACCTCTGCTTCCCGGCAGCACGGGGACCGTGACGCTCGAAGCAAAGGGCAACGTCATCACTGCGACGGGACCGCTGGGACACCAGCACACCGAGGTAAGCAGCGCTCTCTTGACGAACCCTCAAGTCGGCATCATCGTGAACGGATTCGGCGGCATCGCATCCACTGTTGACGACTGGCTTGTGACGGCAACGTAGGCAAACGCAAAAAAGGCCGGTATCCGGGAGTTACCCTGGATACCGGCCTTTTTTGTTATCGCTCGATCTGTCGCTTAGTCGTCGCGGTCGGTGAGGAAGATCTTGGCGGCCTCATCATCCTCATCGACGCCCGACTCCAGAAGGAAGCGGCGGACGGCACCGAAGGAGTGATGCTCGTCCTCGCCTATATCGAACGGATTGTAGGTCATGTCGAATTCGAGGTAGGACTCCGGATCGTCATCCTCGAAGTCGCCGTACTCGCCGGAGTCGAGAAGATCCTCCACGTAATCCCAGGTCACGCTGTCGAAGTCATCGAAGTAAAACTCGTGCATTGCTGTCTTCAACCTCCTTGTCTCTTGTTAATCGGTTATCGTTTCAGCTTCAGGTCGATGGCCGGCTTGCGACTGATTTCGACCAGGGCGTATTCCACGGCCTGCCAGTCCTCCGGGACCTCCTCGGGCCGGAACAGGGCGAGGTGAGCCATGAGGTTCCGCAGCGAGGCCCAGAGCTTGCCCAGCCGCGACCAGCGGAAGGAGCACACGGCGTATGAACCCCCCTGCGAGTAGAGACCGTCCGCGCGCTGGATCTTGTAGACCTTCTCTCTGCCGGCGTAGACCTCGGCCTCTCTGGTGGTGTAGACGATTGGAATCCGCCCTTTGGCGGCGACATGGCCTTCCGGCAGGAGGAAGCGGAACACCACCGTGTGGCCGAAGTCCTCGACGCTGGCATCGACCAGTCGGCTTCCCTCGGGCAGGCCAGCCTCTACGATCCGAGCCCTGGTAGCCGCCCCCGTTGCGAAGAAGTGCTCGAAGATCACCCCCGAGAACTCCACCTCCTGAATCCTCTCGCCCGGGATCTCGCTCATTAGACGAGCACCGGGTTAAAGCGGAGATGATCGGCGATCATCTCCATCGCGCTTACAATCCATTTCTTGACCAAACGCCCTCCTGTGGTTAAGTGGTTATTCATGCCGCCCCGCCGGACGGAGGTCGCCGCGGGGTTCCCTTCATTGCGGCGACAACCGGCATAGTCTTTCTGTAGCGCTCGAAATAGGAGAGGTTTCCTTCTCTCCGTTCCCTCGCCACCTTCAAGGCGGCTTCGCGCTCACTTCCCGAAGGGAACCGGTAAAGCCCGTCAGGCATTTTGTCTTTGCCCTCCTATATGGTCTCGACACCCTGAATTCTACGGATCACCCCTGGCTGCGTCTCGGGTATTTCTCAGAACTGAAACGGAAAAACCCGACCCCTGTGCCGCGTACTGCGGGCGAGGGTGGCCGGGTTTTTCCGAGTACGAGCCTGAGAGGCCCTTGTTCGATGTGCTATACGTCTCGCAAAAGCGGTGACTGAAAGAAGGCTTTGATGGCCGGAGGAGGAAGCGGCGGATCAGTCCTCCATGCCCGCTCGAATGTCACGTCGTGTCTCCGGAGCCGGTGATATTCGACCTGTACCCATGAGCACCACTGCTCGTGCAGATCGAGCCTTTGCCCAGGGTCGTCCGCCTGGGCGAGGTGTCCTCCGTCGTAGCGGAAGACGGCCACGGGCACCCGCATGAAGGGGAGATCGATTTCTCGCGCCGCGCCGCCGAGATCGTCTCCGGCCTGAATCATCTCTCGGGCCAGCCTCGCGGCTGTGTACCGCACGTCATCCCACAAGATTCCCACGGGCTGCTCGATTCCCAGCAGCTCGCGGAGAATTAGCGAGCCGACAACCGTATGGGGGGTCTTGCCTGACATGGCCCCCACCATGAATACGTCCCCCTCGGGCGTCATACCGGCCTTCCAGGTCGCCGCGACCTTTCTCAGCCACCAGGAGGCGAGGTCGTAAACTTCCTTGTGGCCGAATTCCTTAGCTCCCTTTTGGATCGAAAGCACGGCCGACACCCAGAGGTTGATATGGGGGTCTGGGCACAACTGCTCATTCCTTCCGGCCAGAGACATGAAGCCGTTTTTCTTTTGGTCGCGAAAGAAGTAGAGCACCTTTTCCATCGACCAGTCGGTGAGCTTGGGATGCCCCAGGTGAAGCCATGCTGGACTTGCCCCGCCCCTGTGGGATCTCACGTACTCCGCTGCCCACGCCGCCGCGCGGAAGCTTACGGGGACGGTAGATGTTCCTCCGAATTCCTTGCAGTCAAGCAGGAGGCTCGGCTCGGCCGGCGGATCGATCAATTCTCCCGCGGCAAGAGGAGCGAGCCGTTGAATTAGCTCAAGTCCACCGTTCAACTAGTTCACCTCCTCTTTCTTCTGGTCAACGCCCTCCAGGCCGAGGCGTCGAATCTCAAGCTTGTTGACGTTGTATTGCGCTACGCCTGCGAGATCCGCCCCCAGCTCGGCCGCGATCATCGCAAGGTACCAGAGGGCGTCTCCGGCCTCTTCGAGGATCTTGGATCGCCTCTCCGGAGTGATGTCGCCCCCGTCATCGCGCATTGCATTCTTTACTTCGCCGGCCGTCTCGCCAGCTTCGGAAGTGAGACCGAGCATCAAGTAGCCGAGCCCGCTCAAGGTGCCAAGGCCGGGATACCTTGCGAATCGCCGAGCGAGCTTCTGGTATTCAGACAGATCCATCTTCCTCCCTGTCTCCGGCCCACGGTCTCAGGGCCGAGATGTCATAAACCGTTAACGGGTTATGGTTGACTGATACGATGCAGTATCCTTCGCCTGCATCCCGATGCACGACTCGATAGATTGAATCGAGCGCATAAACAAAATGCCCGGCATGCACCTCGGTCCAGTCCGCGTACCGGGCCCCGGCGTGGCTCGGAAAAGGGATCACTACCTCCGAGTCATCAAATAGGGACCTAGTTAAAGTGCAGACCTTTCCATTGCATGCCGGGCATCCGGTCACAGCAACGCCTCCTTTCCTAGAAGAGCGCAGCGTAGTCGTTGTAAGAGGAGGGCATGACATTCGTCAGGTCGAAGATTGTGATCTGCACTCCGGTATCACCGGTCGTCAGCTCTTTCTCCTTCGCGACCTTGACGACTCTCGAATCCTCGATAAGAACTCCGGCAACCTTGAGGCTGTCGAGAATCGATCGTTCGAGTTTGTCGATGTCCGGCTTCGTGTCAGCCCAGACCCTCTTCTTCGGGGCGCTTGTTGGGCGCGGCATCAGGAACACCAGCTCGACACCTACGGGGCAGTCGAGCGCAGCTCTGCCATTCCAGGCTTCCTTTGCCGCCTGGGTTACCGTCGCCCTCCACACCTTGTGTTTCTTCCGTCCCGTGCTTGAGCCGCCTTCGATGACCCTGGCAGCTCCGCCGATAGTTACCGCTGTCTTTGAGCCCTGCGGTGCCGGTACGCCTTTGACGAACAGGGCTAACGCAGGGACTCCGCTGAGTCCATTCACCGGGTTGGAGTGGGGCCGCTCCCCGCGGAGCGGCAACCCTCTCTCGTCCTCTTGCTTGTGGGGTGGCCCTTAGTTGGCCTGGGGCTCGGCCGCGGCGGTGTCGGCCTTCTTGGCGCGCTTGGGGGCCGCGCCCGGCATCTTCTGGACGAAGAGGATGCCGCTCTCGCTCTCGGGGTCCTGCTGAGCCCGCGCGCGGAGATGGTACTCGGCGCCGCCCTCTTCCTTGCCCATGGTCCGGACGGGGATCACGGCGCGCTCCGCGGCCTTGAGGCTGGGGAGCGTCCAGGACTTCCACTCGCCGAACGGGGAGTCCATCGCCACGACGAGGATCTCCTCCAGGAGCCCGTCATACTTGCTGCTCCGCGTCTTAGTGACGGGAGCGGCCAGGGTGGCGCCGCGAGTGAAGGTGACGGGGGCGGGGGCGGCGGTCGTGACGTTGCCGGTCTGTTCCATTGTCTGTATAGTCTCCCTTGCTCTTCATTTTGCCGGCAAACCACCATGGCCCGCCGGTCCCATCTGTTCCCGCCGAGAGCTGCATCCCTCGGCGCTTTTCGTGTGGGTGAAGAGTAGGGCAGGAAACCCCGTCCGGCAAGGCGTTTGTCTCGTTTTTGACACGCTTCCTTTGCTTCAGCAGAGACTGCCGAGAAAGAGGTCTAGACCTTCCGGAATGTCGATGCCTCCCGTGGCAGCTAAGTAGGTAAGGATCACCAGAAGCCAGCGGCGAACCTCTATGCCCAGGGTTTCCTCAATCGCTACTGCTAGTCTTAGGTCTGGCTCTTGCCCGCGAATGACGCGGAAGAGCTTGGGCTTGTTGGTTCGCAATCTCCGTGAGGCCCGCTCCAGGCTCCACCCCCTGGCCTCGATTGCTCTTTCCAATTCTGTGCGAACGTCGGGGAATGCTGGTCGGGCAACTGCGGGGTGCGACACCTGCGGTACCTCCTTCTGGGTGAGTCGGAAACTACGAACAACAAACAGGAAAGTTTCACAATGCATTCCACTATGCAAGCCCGAAAGCATCGAAGAGTAATTCAGTACAGAGCGTGCGTTTCCTTCGTAAAAAAGGACGGAAAGAGGGCAGCGGAAGAGTGGCCGGTTATGGCCTTCGATCATCAATCTGCAACGAATATGGCGTTTCACTACGCTATTCAAGTTCTGAGGCTGACAGACTTCGAGCTAACCGTTATCGGCTCTTGACTGAAGTCGGGCAGCGCCGGTATAACCCGCCCCTTCGTACCGAACCCTCGGCGACGCTGGTATTCCGCCATGCTTCGGCACTGAGGGGATTGGAGGTAGTTACCCTATGAAGTTGAGTCTCAAGCTCGCAGCTTTCCTGGCGCTCATCATTTGTGGCGCGGCATCCGCTCAGGATTACTCCTACACCGAGCTGCTCGGGAAGGTGGTCGGCCTGTCCAACGTGGTTGAGTACAACACGCGCACGGGTGTCACGACTTACAAGGAGGTCACGGTGTCCGTTCGGGTCCGGTACCGCGGCGAGGACCACACGATTACCGTGGACTGCCCCACCGACTCGCCGTCGCAGGCCCTCCGCAACCTCTGTCTCGACGCCTCGACGCTGCTCCTCTACTGCCCTACCCAGGTCGCGACCTCTACCTGCTTTCCTGATCCGGTGACGGGCATCTGCAAGCTCTTCCGGAGCGAGGCTTGCAGCTCGGGCAAGGGGATGTGTGTCAAGGCTTGGGGCTATCCCAGGGTCGTAGCCGGGCAGCACCGGACGATGTTGGACTACTTGCTTACGCAGTCGCAGGCAAACTGCACGCCTTGA